TTCGAACCTGTGACCTACGGCTTAGAAGAAAGTAGAGCGTTAAATAACACACTGTAATCACACATGTTTTCCGCGTTCGCATCCGGTTTTGTGTCTTTTCGTGTCGTTTGAATACATCCCTGTCTTTATCGTGCATTCCTGTCACGCCACAACTACGACACACCCGTCACGCGACTTCTTCCAGGATCAGGATTCCATTTGCGCCATCTCCTGAGATGCCAAAATCTGCGAGCAGCTATCCAGATCGCAAAATCCCCGGTTTACCTCATCACCGGAAGGACGCATCATTAGCGCGCTAGTTAATCATGTAATTTTCGGTGCGCACCACTCTTTCATGGTTAAACCGCCAGGCTATCGCCTCGCACATCACAAATGATATGTGTCACGACGCCGGCGACAGTGACATCATCCAGAGCCTCGCCTTCAATCGCTTCGCCATCTTCGGTTATAAGCGATCGCCCCATCAGCTTTGCAAGCTCAGACCTGCCATCGTATAAAATAATGAGCTGGCTTCCCTGCTTGGGTTTAAGCCCAATATCTACTACGACATAACCGCCATCCCTTTCGAAAACGCGGGTGTTAGGGCCGACATTGCAGATCGAGTTAACAGACAACCTTTGCTCGACGTAATCCGTCGCGGGTGAAGGGAATCCCATCAGATGACCCTCCCCATCCCTGCCATCATCCACAGGCGGTTTTCGCTATGGTCCGGCGTCTTATCGACAAAATACGTTTGTTCCCGCGCGATCCAGGAATTCGCCTCCACCTCGGTAAAATGAATGCCGCGCCGGCGAAGCGCAGTAACGAAGTCGCGGGTGTGAAGGTATTGAAACCCCTTGGAACTGCGCAAAATGGACTCGCGGAAAGCCGCGGCGATGTCTGACTGTCGAAGCATGATCTGCCCTCCGATAAATACTGTTTGCATATACAGTATTTTTTATCAGAAATAGGATCAATAGAGGTTGCGGCTATCAATTTAAATGACAGCCGCAAGTCTCTACAATCACTGCATTAACCCAAATCGTTAATGCCCCACGCAGCGTTCAGATACGCACTGATGCTGTCGATAACAGATGCTACTTCGGCCTGCGTTAGCGCTGCTTCAAAAATCAGTTCCATACCCATGGTGATATCCGCTCCGGCCGGGTATGCAGCACTGGCATGATGCGATCCAATCCTGATGGTTCTGCCAGTGTATGCCGTCCTGTTAGTTAGCGTTCGCGACCCCTGCCATGCAAGCGCCCCTCCCTGCCGCCCACCGATTCGGGCAATGTTGTTATCGCCGTCGATCAGTGACACAAAAGCTGCCCATTTGGTTACGTCATAGTTGGTCGTGAAGTTATTAATAAGATTGGTCGGCGTGGCATTATTATCCTCAACGAAAGCGCCATAGATCGTGTTAGGCGCAGTGGTCGTATACATAAATGCGAGGCCATCACCACGATAAACAATCGGTGACCCTGAGTAATTGTAGTTACCCATCATGAAAGCCTGTTGCTGCTCAGTAGCTGCAGTTGGCTTTACTGGCTTACAGATGACGATGTGTGTCTGGTTCCGACTGGACACCCTTCCCGTATCAAAACAGTTGCTGAAATTACAAACGGCGCCAAAGGTCGGGGAGATTGTCGGCGTTCCTACCATGGTCAGCGGGGTGGTACTATCCGCCAGATTCCTGATGCTCAGTGCAGCATTACCACCCTGAATATGCATCCCTTTCAGACCGGTAGTAACAGGTAAATCGGGCACCATGAAGTGCCCTTTTTTGGGATGGCTCCCCGGAATAACAATGTCGCCCAGTTTTGGAATATAAATTGTGCTCATATTTTTTAGCCTTTGATCAGCGCGTTATTAAGGGATGAAGCGATCATGTTTCCACCGACGGTGCTGGGGTGAAGATTATCAATGAAGCAGCCAAGTCCGTTCATTTCCGTCCAGGTATCGAACAGGTCATAAATGCTGAAAAATTCACAGTTCAGCGTCTGAGAGAGGTCGTACATTACATCACGGAAATCAACGAGCGGCGTTACCGCTGTGCCGTTGGTTCTCGGGGGAGCCATGAGGATGAAACCCACATCAGGCAACACAGCACGACAGGCAGCCATATAGGTTTGCAGCGCTGTGCGAAATGTCTGGGTCCCTGTCGAAATGCGGTAGTCGTTGTTACCGATGACGATAGCGATCACATCAGGCTGAATGGTGCTGAGATACGTTGCTATTTTGTCGGAAAACAGCAAAAACTGATCAGCGAGAATACCAGCATTACCGGCCTTACTCATCACGCAACCAGAGACACCAGATCGCCAGAAATAGAATCCATGTATGGCCACCCGCCCGGTGTTACCATCAGTCTTGGTATAAATCGTCCTGACCTCATCAGTCATCCCTGTCAGCAATACTGATTTAGTCGTGCCTGTATTTCCACACACAACAGTGGTCCACTGTGTCACTCCGCCAACGTCGTAGCCGTACTGAAAGGTGCCATTCAGGTCCTGATAATAAATACGGCAATCAGTACAGCGGACATTAGTCACGTTGAAATAGGCCGTGTTCGTGGTGGTGTTGATGGACTGGCCGTCAATGCCGCAACCATAAAGCGGGGCGCCGCTCGTTGGCGAGGCGTCATATAAATCCCAGCCGGCAGAGCGAAAGATATTTGAACCATCGCGCGATGCGCCATAGTTCACAGTTCGCCAGCCTAAACCAGCGTCACCATATTCAGCGCTCAGGACACTTGCAATAGCGGTCGCAAGTTCATTGTTCTGCGTCCAACTGTCACCTGTGAGAAGGAAATTAGGCTGCGTAGCCATCCCTGCCTTGAGTTGCGCTTTTTTCGCACGCCAGCGCCACAATGTGCGGCCGTCGGTATGCAAAGGCATGTTGTAATATGCGGTATACATCCTGCGCTGGTAAGCACTGGCGAGTGAGGCGCTAATGTTTGGCCCCACTTCATACGTATCAAATTTCCCATCCTGAAACCAGAACAGTACATTATCAGCACCATCTGTCATGCCCGGAACGAATCCCGTCGATACAAGCGGGACCGCTTTATTAAGAGCTGGTGAAATAATGGAGTTAATATAGTTCCATATTTTCGCTTTCAAGCTTTCAGAAATTATGGAAACATCAAAACCATTATCCCACCAAACCGGAACGTTATTGCTGGCATCAATAAACAGCGGGAAGAAAGAATTTGATACGTCATTAACAACCGAGTTCAGCGCATCCCCTAGTCGGGAGTGAACATCATCATAAATCATCTGATAGAGCTCAGATGAAATTCGTGATACCGCAAACCCATCATCCCACCACAAGGGAACGTTGTCAGCGCCATCAGTGAAGAACGGGAAATAGTTGTTTCCAACGTCAGCGCTGACAATAAATTTGCTGATGAAATCAAAAACTGCGTTTATAGCTTCCTGTGAGGGCATTTTCCGCCCGGTAGGCTGCAGCGTCCCGCCGTTATTGATGACTTCAATAGCCAGCGCACTATCATCGGGGCTACGGTAATACGCAGTTGATCCTACCGGTATGTTGCCAGCATCTGCGTCTGCCTGCGCCGCAGCCAGCGTCGGAAACTCGCGGATTGTCCCTGTTATGGCCGCTGTACCCGGCTGCTTCGCCTGCAATACGGCCACGCCTGCTTTGTTTTGATACTGCCATGCAGCGGAAAGCGCATCTGGGCCCTGGGCTACCCAGAACGACTGGCCATCAGTAGTTGCTGCCAGCCCTGCAATGGTGCCGTCCGGATCAGTTGGTGTTTTGTAAAAAGTGAACTTGTTTTTAGCGTAGTCGGAGGCGTTAGCTGCAGCGGCGGCAGCCTCTATTTTTGCTGCTTCAGCCTCTTCTGCAGATTGAGCGGCATTGGTTTCTGATGTAGCCGCGCTCTGCTTGGATAAAAGAGCTGATCCAGCTGCATCCTGGGCTTGCTGGGCGGCAGCACTAGTATCCTGATATCCTTTCTCAGCCTCCAGCATGTATTGTTTGGCTTCTGCGGCACTAACGGCGGCATCTGCTGCTAATTGAGCAGTTTTTTGCGTTTCGGTGATTGTCATTTTTTATTCTCATGAATATTCATAAATTATCACGATGCCTTCTTTCCCCCGGGCGCCATTCACTGCCGGAGAGGATGGTCCTTGTGAAGAACCAGATGCGCCTGAACCATATGCCTGTCCATCAATAGCCGGGTCTCCAAATGATGGCACCCATCCCCCGCCTCCAAAAACGCTACTTGCCCCAGGTGAGCCGAGAAATGACTGGGTCGCGTTAGCGTATGCAGGTGTAGATGGGGCTCCTGGAGAACCTATGATATTGGCTCCGGACGGGGCACTTGATGCGACATTACCCTGAGGAAGAAAAGGTGGATTTGCTGGTCCGGCAGATGGCCCTCTTGTTCCACCAGGCGCAACCATCAGCGATCCAAATGAGCTTGAGCCACCAACAGAGCCAACCGGAGATGCTGCGGTCCCTCCCTGTCCGCCAGCGCCAACAACGATGCTAATGCTGGTGAAATTTATTGAAAATCTACCCTTAGCATATGACCCGGCCCCACCACCTGAAACTATTGACACCTGCCCCGCTCCAGTGGCTGGGGCAGCGTCGCTCCCTCCACCACCGCCAACCATTTCAACAACAACTGACTTGGTACCAGGGGTCGGCGTATAGGTGCCGGATGATAAAAATGTCTGCACGTTCAGGAGTCGTCCGGATGAATAATTAATCCATCCAATCCCGCCAGCATCAGGATTTGTCGTGTTATTTTCGATAGTGCTTTGCCAGAACCCATCCCTGGCTGAATTGATAAGAATCGCGCCTTTTGGGTATCCACCGATAGCTGCAGAAAATGCAGAGTCGAATGTATAGAAACCTCCTGCTTGCTCCCATTGAAGGCGAGTATAGGCATCATTAAAAATCCCATTAAAATCCTGCCCTTTTGGCGGCTTACCGCCAGCAGATAGAGCGATGCGGGTCAGCGGAGGAAATCCTGAGTCCATCGCCGCAAGGCCATTGGCCAACGTTTCAGAGGTGGAATTGACCGGGATCGTGTTTTTGTCGCCACTCGCAGAAAAAACAACCGTCAGACGCGACGGCATGGCTGAATTGTTCAATTCAGACCTCCTGAACGATGTTTACTTTTACCCCAGGCGGGGAAGGAAGCGCGCCCGAGCTTTGCACTATGGCCAGCTCAGATTCGGAAAGTTGAAATTCGAATACGTAGCTCATGACATGGTTGCCATCATCACGCACGTAAGCTCGCCCGCTGGAGCCGAACATGTACATCAGCATGCGATTCATGATCGGCACGGTGCAGTCGCTGATGTTAGCCATCGCTTTGCACATGATCAGCTTGCGGTATGCATCATTGGTCAGGACCACTGTGTTCGTGTCCTGTACGCCGGTATAGAAAGGCGCCTGGTTAAAGGGTTGCGGGTCGGTGAGTTCTGCCGGGGTGCTGGTCGCTTCGCCAAACCCCAGAAACTGCTGGGATGGCGTCACAGTCAGCAAACGCTCTACATCAACGATTTTACCCCAGCACATCAGCCCGTAATCGCCGCAGGTCTCGATGTTGAATACGAGGTCATAGAACGTGTCTATCCAGTCCTCTGGCGCTACAGAAGCGTTAAAGGTGTCAATCAGTGACCGCAGGCTGGTTGAGTTCACGTACTGCGCGTAGATCGTCCAGTCAACATTATTCACTTACCGCCTCCGTTATGATGTTTGTCGTATCGAGGGTCGGTTCCTGATCAATGCCCATGGTCAGCGCACTAGACCATGTTGTTCCGTTCAGAGATATCTGGACCGAAAGAACGTTCATGTTCTGTGCATCAAGCGCCTGAATGGGTCCGATATAGCGGCTGCCATAAATTCGCGCGCCGGCACGCGCCCGGGTACCGCCATCTGCGCCGGTGAAGGCATTCAGGACGACCGCTCTGATCTGCACGTTGATATCTGACGGAAGGCCATCATTCGCTTCGTATTCCACCTTGATATGAACGCTCACCGCATCCAGCGTTTTCCACCTGTAGGTGTACTCCGGATAAGGGGCGTCATAATTTTCGGTATCCTGCACGGTTCCGGTGGTGTCACCGTTCATAACGGTGCCCGGGGGGAGTTTTTTATTGATGGCCGCTGCAATCTCAGCCACTGCCCCGCCATAAACCCCGATATAAATCGAGCTGGCAAGCAGCGTGTAATTCGTGGAACCTTTTTCGACAGAAGTCGGCTCTTTGTTGTCGATCACATAAACATCAAGCACCCCATCGACTTCCAGGACAGCAGCCCGCACAGCCGCTGCCGTGTTGAAGGCGTTACGTGCCACTGACTGGCGACGGCGATACTCAAATGCAGATCGCCCTTCAACATTCGAGCCCGGTACACCCGCGGTCTCGTTGGTGATACTCGACCAGCCACTTACCGCGACATAGATGTTTGTCAGCGTACCAATGGGGCAAGCTATCGGCCCGGTAGTCAGGTTCTGGAACTCGATCTTTACCGTCCCGTCTGCGCCTATCGTTCCGGCCGCCAGGGACACGTACATATAACCGTTGTCGTCGGTTGCATAGGACTGTGCCGGGATCACCGTTCCCGGTACGCCGGAGCATGTGGCCGTTACAACCGTACCCGCAGCAGCAATGCGATCGAGGAAGTAAATCCTGCCGATGCCATCCTGAAACCTGCCGGAGGAAAAGTCCGGGTTCATGTTGTTTACGATGGCCAGAAGCTGATCGTTCTTGTCTGCAATGATTGCAGTATCAGTGACAGCCAGTTGCCCCTGCGGCGTCTTGAGGTTCGTGCTCATCGCCGTCCCGAATGCAGAACCAATATCTGCTATACGCCCGGCAAGAATGTCTCCCTCATCTGGAACATCAAGGCCAGTGGTGGAAAATGTCACGGCCGGTACTGCCGTAGAGATTGTCGTCATTTTTTCCTCACAGGGTGACGCTGGAATCCAGGCCGTTGGTATCCACGATCGCAATAACGCCGGTAGTGCGGCGCGTATCTCGGTTGTTAATCAGCGTCGGCTCAGCGCGTGCGATATAGCTCATCCGCAACGCTTCAACCTGAAGCGCGGCCGCCATGGCGCCAGTGCTGGCCTTAACGTTCAGCAGCTCTTTGTAATTAACGCCGGTATCTTTTTCGTAAATGCATTCACCGCGTATAGCCAGGCATGCCGTCGCTACGTCCTGAGCGCAGGCGTAGGGGTTTTCTACCGTGGCGATATTACCCAGCTCATCAAGGACAAGGTCCCAGGTTTCGGGATCGAGTTTGAGAGAGATTGTTTTCATGGATTTCGCCCATAAAAAAACCCCGCCGAAGCGAGGTTTGGTTTTCGAAGCACTAATTAGTGCTTAGATTTATTATCAGATAGTTAGGCTACATCTGCGCCATGGATCAGGTGGCGCAATGCCTTTACACCTTCTGCATTGTAGCGGAACGCCTCAACCTGCTTATCTGAGTGTCTCGACTTATCCAGAAAGAACTTGCCGTACTGCTCTGTTTTCAGATTGTGTTTATTAGCCACACGACCGATCTTGTTCGCAGTGCAACCGAGCTGCGCCGCCACTTCACCCGCCGTATAGTAATGCTCTTCAATCGCCGGCAGTGGCACAACTTCATGACCGAGAAGTGGGTTAACGAGAGTGGCGACGATCACCTGGTTAGCCGATTCACCAAGCCGAGGGAACATTGACATCAGCTCGCGGGCCGATGCGATGTTTTTCTCCAGCGCCTGAGCTTTGAGTTGTTCAGCTTTGGCAAGCCGATATTCAGTAAGCCCTGAGGTGCTTTTGGTCGGCACCTGGATAGCCTGCATGTCTTCCAGCTTATCAACCAAAGAGCGGCGAACGGCTTTAGACTCACGGGCCGCCACGCGAAGGGCCTGCTTGATCGTCATGTCAATTACCTCAACAGGACGGCCGCCATTAGTGCCGGAGGGTTTTACACTTTTTGTGTAAAACTCCCCATCAAGTTCGTCGACTACTTTTTCAATGAACTTATTGTTGCGTACCTCTGGCTCCCCGCACTGCTTGCGAGCCTGATTGACCATCATCAGCAAAGACTGGCTGTCAATGGTTTTATCGGTGACAACACTGCTTTTTGGTGCTAAATTTAATGAAGTCATTGGTTGGACCCTTATGACAGATTTATGGATGGCCGGTAGCTCGTAACTACCGGCTTTTCTATTTATGCATCACTGCAACATCTCCTGACGCAGGTGTGGTAATACCCTGCTCCAGTTATCATCCTTCCATGGGTGAAATTCGATATGCGCCGTCTCGCGCTTAATCACTTCTCTTGCCTTGTTAATCGATCGTGGCAATTCCTGCCCGATTGAATGAAAATGCCCAGCTTGGCGATGCCCAGCCACTTTCAACAACGGAGTGACGCTATCGCAGGCCTTGAGCATGATGTCGCTGGCACGCCATAACCATGCCAAAGAGCAAAGCTCATCATCACTGAACTGCTTCGCAATCGGCGAATGCGCCACTTCCCGATCCAGAATATCCAGAACCCAGCGGCGAAACTCTTTGGCTACCGGAGTGCGGGCAAACATTGCGATAAGATGGGCACCGCGCATAGAGAAGACGCGAACTTTCATCCTGCGGGTAGAGCCATTTATTCCATTGGTCACTGATTCAATGACCATTGTCATACCCTGAGAGAACTCATCTTCGTACTGAGCGAAGAGGTTAGAAATTGACTTGGTGCTTTTGTAACCGAGAGCCTTCGCAATATCTGCAGATGTCAGCCAGACACCTGTGACATTTTCTACCGGATTAAGCGTTACACCATGGAAGTTGAAATCTGATTTAGCTACAATGTTCATGTCGATATTTCCTTCGCGGTTATTTTCGATAGAGGCCCGGATAGTGTTAGCGCACTTCCGGGCTTCGCTGTTTTTAGCGACCATTCGCCACCTCTTCCCTCACGCCTTTTGCCAGCAAACGAACAATCGCCGAATTAAGAGAAATACAGTCCATTTCAGCTAGGCGGCGAACTTCCTCGTTTAGTCGTGATGGAAGACGTAGGTTGATTTTGATGTTTTTGCGCTCAGTGAAAAGTGTATCTTGCATTATCTAATCTCCTTTATTTGGTGCCAGAGTGACGCCATGTAGGCCACTGTGCCACCATTGAAATCGTATGGCAATATGGCACCATGATTTTTTTTGAGGGATTTGCAATGGCCGAAAAACAAGTAAAAGACTACGACAAGTTCAACCTTCGCTTTCCTGATGGTATGCGCGACGCCATAGCTGCGCGGGCCAAGCGCAACGGAAGGTCTATGAACTCTGAGATTGTCCAGATCCTTCAAGATGCGCTGGAGACAGAAAAGCTGATAGCTGAAAGCGACATTGTCGATTTTGATTCAACTCAGGCGGCCTTGGATTCAAAATCCACGCCAGAGGAAAAAGCCGCGTTTCTCGCTGAGCTTGAAAAAAGAGACCCCTTTACCGCTGCAATTCTTCGTGAGGGAGAGGAACATAACAGAAGGCTTGCTGCAATCCTTGGGAAGCGCATGGGTTATCTTGACAACGATAAATAGCAAAACCTCTGGAGAACATGATGGAATGGATTATTGGCGTAATCGTAATAGTGTTTCTCGTTAACCTTTTCAAACCAAGGCGTTGCGATGTATGCGGCACAGGTTTTAAACGTAACTACTACACCTGGAAGATCGACGGCAAAAAGCAACACCTTTGCCCGAACTGCAATAGCAAAATGAAAAAAAGAAAAAGTGACATCAGCTTTAAAGACAGATTCGGCTGAGGAGGTGCCCACACACGTGGGCATCATCAATCGTGCATAGCTCCGAAAAGCAAAGCAACAGCCACAATACCTCCTATGAGAATCAGCACCCGATCCCAAGCAATTTGAGTGCCGTTGTATTTTGGCTCTGGTAATACCATCGGGGTAATCTCACTCCCGCAATGCTTGCACTTCGTAGCCTGATACTTCACTGGCTCTGCACAGTAGGGGCAGTCCCTCATTGGGCCCTTAGAATCAGCTACGGCAGCGCCAGAAGAATTAAGCGAGGGGACGAAAAGAACGTGAATAATTGCAACGATGAAAAGCAAGAATCCATAGAGCCACCAACCGCCGAAAGATCGCCCCTTACTTTGCGCAATGAACGCAGGTATTAATCCCAACAATGCTGCAATAACTAAAAACGACATTTTTATTCCCTCTATGCCGCCCCCAGAGGATCGGTTCGGCTTCCTCCTGATACTACCCCACCATGAGTATGCCCATCAACGATAGAGCCATCGACAAGCTCAAGTTTCCCGTCTGGGTGTACTTTCATGCCGTTGATGTTAACTACGCCAGGGCTCTTGATGTTTATGCCGCTACCGGTGAACTCTGCAAGCTCCGTCGGCTCATCATTCAGGCTAGCGATCGCCGTGATGTAAACAGCATCTGAGTATGAGTGGCGCCGCTGAGTTGGTGGAGGGCCTCCGCCTTTAGTTTTTTTCACATTTGTGATGTCTTTATCACAGGCAATCACCAAGCCAATATCACCTACTCTGGGCGTCATTTTTACCGAACTATTTCCAGCCTGGTACTGAATGAATGGAACATTGTAAACATCCTGGTTTTCAATTGATCCGCCAGAAGCGTTTGTTCCAGTAACCAGAGGAAAAACGGTAAGGGTCTTCCCATTCACTTTTTTGACTAAAACGATATCGGCAAATACGCAGCCCTTTATGGCTCCGGCTATAAGCGAAAGAACAGCATTCCCCTGACACGACATGTCACTAGGCTTTTGCTTGGTAAGCATCTCACACTCCAAATACAAATCCGGGATAAGCTACAACGAATGTTTCCCATAGACCACCGGGGACCCTGCATGACAAGTAATGAGTGGTTCCATACTGGACTATCCAATCCCCGCTTGCGTGAGGGAGAGAGGTTTCCAGTTTTATTTTTCGAGCCAGCTTTATTGATGGTGAATAAATGCAGCGAAAATTTATACCAATATCATAAAAAATAGGATAGCCAATTAGTCCATGTTCTGGAGATATAAATGGAACCACAGAATCAATAGGGCTTTCCCCCGTGTAGATTGTAACCGTCCCAAAGTCTATATCTGCAATAATATTGTGATCGGCCGCAATTTTCTGAATTTGCTCAATAGCATTTCCCTCATAATAAGGGTTGCTATGCACCGATTTAACATCAACATTTACGAACTTCAAATCCACCTTAGAGGCCAGTGCTTTTATCATATCAGCGACAGACGCTTCACCTTCAATTGAAGTTGGCTCGCATACGACAAGCTTTTCCTTTCCAATAGCGGAGGCCGTTATTTCAATCGGAGCATCAGGCATTTGATTCAGATTAACCCTGGCAGATATTATCGTGCCCATAAACACGCAAACATCTCCAGTAAAAACCCGTATGGCGTTTTGCTGCTCACCGAAGAATTTTTCGGAGTTGGTGGTCAATTTAGCCATGTTATCAAGGGATAAGCCCCACAGGCTAAGCTCCATCATCGTCCCGGTAGCTCCCCCATAAGCCGAAACAGAAAGCTCGCACTTGAACCCTTCGGCTATGAGCGTGTTACCTTTTTTACCGTCAAAGGTCCCATTGGCCAGAGTAAACTCAACCGTTATCTCTCTTTCCTTGTAACTCATCGGCCCACCTCATCGCTCGATGCATAATAAAGCTTAAAGCGCGTCCCTATTTCGTCATAAACCGGATCGGAATCCCCTTTTGTGTCTACAAAAATGAGATCACCATTAAATCCAAGATACTTATATCTGACAAGATATATACAGTTAAGGCAGAGAACACCTTGCATAATTGCCGTGTCATCAACATACAGGTCTATGTAGAATCCAGTTGAGCGCTGATGAAGCTTGATCGCGCAGTTCTGTCCACCAAGCGTAACATACACCTTTTGAGAAAGTGACGGTGATAAGCTAATTTCCTGCATGTCACATCACCTTATTTTTAAGAAAATCAGCCACCGTGCTTTTGATCTGTTTTGAGACCGCTGTAGATGAGTTATCCCATACTTGCGATACCGATTTGGCCGCCGAATTGACACCTGAAACTATGGCACTGCCGGTAAGATCAATAGCGCTTGATAGCGATGAATTTCCGCTTGTCCATGCGTTTTTTGCGTCAGTAAGTGTTACTTCTTTAGTTGAAGCAGTGATCACCTCTGTTTTTGCAGCGCCCTTGTTGTTTGTTTTGTCGTTATTTGTCGGTGCCTTACCGGAAACCCCATTAGCGATAATTACTTCACCGCTATCCATGATCTCCTCGAAAGTGCAGTTCGCCATCAACAACGTCTGCCCACGATACGACCCCACAAAGTAATCAAAGTGGGTCAGATCGTAGCTGTAATACACCGTATCAGGTGTCTCGATGTTGTAGGTGCTAGCCGTGTTTTTCATCTCATCAAGCTTTTTGATGAAATTACTTCGGCTAAGAAGAGAGAAGTTTGTCAGATTTGGAAGCGCTCCTGTATATGCGGTCCATCCTTCAAGCGCCAGGATCACCCTTAACTCCGATGGCTGCCGGACCTTGTTGTACGAAGTATACTGCCCATTTTCAACCGGCCCCTTCGTCACGTTAGCATCACCGTAGCGATCAACACTAACCCAGCCGGACGGAGAGAAAACCTCCTGCCCGGCTATTGCGGTTGAAATTGACTTATCCACCGTGTTGTAGGTGATCCGGTAAGTTGGCGACAGGGCGCTGTTAAGGACGGATAACAGGCTTCCTCCCTGAATGGCGGATAGCACTGTCGAGACATTCAGAGAAAACGACATGAGTTATTGTCCTGAGTAGCCAGCCATTAGCATGACGCGGTTGTCACCGTGCTTTTTGATGTCGCTGGTAAGCTGTTGCACGTTCTGGGCCTGGGTAGTGATTTTGGTGCCATAAAAGTTATAAACACCGCCAGCCTGCCCGGGCATCGCTCGGTCTACAGCCATACCGGCGCCGGGACGCATCCCGGCCATGACTTTAGGTACGTAATTGCGAGTTTCCGACGGCAGGTTATCCATGCCTTTCTTCTGGACGTTTCCGAGCCCCCAGTTATAGGAGGCAAGAGTTTTTTCAAGATCGCCGCCGGTAGCATCCAGCAGAAAGCGCAGATATCTTCCAGCGGCATCTGCAGATTTGTGGGGGTCGAAAACATCACGACCTTTCAGCCCCATATCCTTTGCGGTGCCTGGCATGAACTGGAACAAGCCTTTGGCTCCAGCTTTCGACTCCGCAAACGGGTCACCACCTGATTCAGTAGCAGCTACCGAAGACAGCAGACCGGCTGGAAGGCCATATTTACCTTCCAGCGATCCGAACTCCCCAGCCATTGCCTGAAGAAATGCCTTTCCTTTAGCGCCAAGACGAGCGGCCTGAGCGTTAAGCGGGACGTTGGGCTGATACCCCCCGATACTTGGCTCTAAAGAGGAGGCGCCAGCAGGGGTGACAATGGCATCGGCTATTTTAGAAAGCAGAGTCTTTGTCGTATCCCAGTAAGACTTCTCATCTTGGTCCTTCTTTCTGTCCGAAGGTGTTCCCCCCAGCCACTCGGGTAGATACTTGTTCAGGAGGTCATTATATTTTTTATACGTGCTGTTTTCGTAAATGCTTTGGGAGTTACTTGTCACCCCGGGCAGCGCATCATTACCGGTAGGCTTTCCGTCTTCAGTGCCGTACCACGCCTTTTTAAACTCATCGGCAGCCTTGGAGAAGTTGCCGTTGTTGAGCTCGTTTAAAGCGTTACCCAAATGGTTGAGCACTTTTCCGAGCATGGAAAAGTTATCTTTGAGGTTGCGCAGATCGCTTGATAGCGTCCAGCCACCAAGGTCAATGCCTGTGATATCGTTAATGTCCCGCTTCAGCTCTTTAAAGAATGAAGAGGATTTAACATTCCCTGATGACCATTCTTTTAGCAAGCCATTTAGGTCTCGAATGGTTGGTATCAGACCTTCATAAATTTGGTTTTTTACCGTGTCGAGATTTTGCCCCAGCTCCGCCCATGCGGCTGTAAATTCCTTTGCGCCTTTGGTTGAGGCGTCTGTAATGCCGGAGCTTTTTGTTAAGCGGTCAACATCCGGAAGAAATCTACCCTCCTGGTTTCGCTGAATGGTGGCATCATCGAAGCCACCCATAGCACCAATCTGGCGCCGAATGTTTGGGTCTTTAACTTTCCTGAGTGACTCCAGATAAGACCTTGCAAGTGACTTGGCATCCTTTGAATAGACGTCAAAAGTATCACCAGTTAACGCCGTAAGCATTCGCATTCCGCTAAAGATCGGGCTGCTGGTATCCCCAAATAGAGAACCTTGCTTTGCAGCCTGGAACCCCTGCAAGGCGGCCGTAATCCTCTCAAAAGAGCTTCCGGCTGATTCTGCAGCCTTCCCGAAGCCATCAAGTTCTCTGGCTGTCATGCCAAGAGCCTTTGACTGAATGGAAAGGTCCATCAGGCTAGACGTGGTATTTTTAACAAGGCTCATCAGGCCGCCGGCAGTGACGGTAACGCCAGTCAGTGCCAGCAATTCCGTCTTTATGCTGCTGAAGAACGAAGCGGCTTTCTTGCCCTGCTCTGCCATTTCTTTGGCGGTGTTTTTGGCATCTTCGCGCTGCTTTTTCAGGTCGTCACTGACTTCCTGCTGGCCTTTGCGGAACTGAGAAGTATCAAGGCCCAGCGTTACCAGGAGGGCGTCAATTACCGTTGCTGCCATGATCACTCTCCGCCGCTATGGCTCTGTTGGTGTTATCCACGGTCATTATTTCAATCAGCCACCACATATCCTGGACGCTGTATACCGTGTCCAGTTCGTGGAGTGTCGCCATTTTCCCGGAGATCACCGCGGCGATACTGCGCGGCACGTTCTCGTACTGAATGAAGCCACGATCTGAGTCTTCCGGGACGGATAAGGGGATTTCTAACTTGCGGTGGCTGCTACAAAAGCGATATGGAGTTTGAAGGCTTCGATTTTCAGGCGCGACCAGGTGCTGATTTCTTCGATCTGCCCTTCGTCAACAAGCGCTGTTTCGATACCGTTACCGCCGAGGAATTTCACACAGCCAAGCAGCTCATCAAGCAGAGGCTTTGACTGTGCGAACGGAACTTTGGCCAGTGAAGTGATACCCCACTGAGCAAGACCTGCCATGCCGCTGGCCATCACGCTTTCGTACAGCTCGCGAGCTTCTGCGTTATCCTCAGATGGGGCAGGCGCCACCGCAGCACCGATGGCCATCATCATATTGTCGGGAACGGTAACGCCGGCGCCAATCACGGCACACGCCAGGCGGATCGCCCATTCTTCTGCTTTGCGCGCCGGCATTTCGGTTATTTTGAACTGCTTACCCTTGTCACGGTTATCTGCCTCAACCGTAAATACGATGCTTTTACGAGCCATTTTTGTTTCCTGAATGAGTTATCTGGCAATAAAAAAGCCCGGGCTTAGCCGGGCTGATTGTTTACGCTGAGTACCCTGCCGGGGTGACGGTTTCCCACTGGATGAGACCCGTTACCGGCTGAAGCACGCGACCAGCGGATGGCATGCGTCGCGCGCGCTGCAGGATACCGTTGGTCATGATGTACTTTTTACCCAGCGACGGCAGGATCACCGTGCCATTGACACGCAGTACAGACCGTGTGGTTATCTGCGTGGTTTGCCAGTTGTCGATGTACTTAATCGACGGAGAGGATGCAGCCAGATGGAATGTCCACGGCAGATCACCATAAACAAAACCGCCCAGCAGTTTACCGTCAGCAGTACGCTGATACTCTGCCATGTCGGTATCGCCCATTTCGAAGATGTTCTGCGCTTCGAACTGTTCCAGGTTAAACCCAGACGGGTATAGCTCAGCGATTACCAGCTCAATGATGGCGTCAGCCGACGTAATGTTTTGACCGGACATTACTGCACCTCCGTGCTATTAACGGTAATACCCTGGATGATCCCGCCGTCGGTGTACCAGAAGTAAACCGTTGGCTTGGTACGCGAGGCGCGCATTGCCGGGGTGAACGGGCCGATGTAGATGTAATACCCTTCAGCCAGAAGAGAATCCGTAACGTCGACGCCAGTGATGGCGTTAATCTGGTCGATCTGCGACTGGTCAAGGTCAGTGCCCGCCGTCATACCGCCCCACGCCCTGAATTGCTCAATGGTCGGCTTCATGCACGACTCAATGCGAGCCTTCCCGGCTGCAGCATAGGGCAGATTGCTCGCCTGCTGGAACAGCGCAACGAGAGCTGCCTGAAGCTGAGCATTTACCCATACCTGACCCGCCCAGGCGTCAAGCCATGCGTAATCACCGGTAATAGAGCCGGGCGCCCACTGATTGGTTTCGACGGCATTCGAGGCATAGTTGCCATAGAAGTTATAGCCGTTGGCCTTGGCAGCCTCGTAATCAGTATCGTTACTGATCATCGGCAACAGGCCGGACACCTGACGGCCATTCAGCGAGCAGCGCCCATTGGCTTGAGTGAAGTTCAGCGCGGCCACAAAACCCATCGCGTTTGCTGCGTGGTTCGGGTAACCATACACGGGGCAGGTATCGTTGTAGGCGTAGGTGTTGATGATGTCATACACCAGTGCGTTCGAGCTGCCCGCCACGATCGCCGCTCCTGATGCGTCCCAGGGGACATAGGCAAAGCGGTGGTTCTTGCTGTTTACCCAGAGCGCAAACGCATTGGCCTGTTCTTTGGTTACAGCGAACGTCGTGGAGAATGTTACCCAGTCCTGCTCTTTGGCAAGAATGGCAGTAAAAATATCGTCAACCACTGCCGGCGCAGCGCCCTGGGAAATTACCGCGCCAGTCGCCTCGGTCAGCTTGAGGCCAGCGGCCAGCGTACCGTCATCGGCGAAGGTGATCGAACTCTCTGAGCCGGTGGTGGCAGAGGTGATGATGAATTTCTTCAGCACGCTATCCCAGGTCACCACAACCGAGGAGCCAATCCCGGTTTCAATCAGCTCTGCCGCGTTATCAAAACTGGTCGCGCCGCTGAGGTTAATAGCCGCTGAAGTCTCCTCCGTACCGTCGACGGTCAGAGTCAGCGTGCCGCTCAGTAACTTGAGCTGTGCCAGAGTGGTCGCGGCGTGCGATCCGGAACGAAGGAATGCAGCCACTGCCGCAGTATTGAATCGGCTAAAATACAGCTTGCCGGGCATCTGCGTTTTGCCGTTGAAAGCAGCGAAATACAGCACCGCGGCGGTGTACTCAATCGACGCGCTGCCGAAGTACGCCTTTACCTCATCCGCACTGGCAAATGAGGGTACTGCACCAACCGGCGCGTATGCGCTGTCGGTCAGGAACAGGCCATTGAGATCAATAGCCGTCCCTGTCGCCTTCAGTACGCCGGGAAGCATCTGGGCGATTTTTGATAGCGAAATTGCCATTTATTATTTCTCCGGAGGAAATCTCACGTCGACCGGCTGCGATATCACATCTGCGCCTGTCATAAACTGCTGAGGAACGCTGACGACAATCAGCGGGTTTGCGTGGAATTCAAGCGTCCAGCGGGATTCCCACTGTTTCTCGCCGTTGATCATCGAGGTTTGCCGCGGGGGGCCGGAATAAAGCGGCACTAGGACATTCGCATTTTCCCTGAACCAGGTGCATGCGAATTCAGAGCGTGCGATGCGCGAAAAGATGGTGGCATTGTTTTGCGCCTGATCCCCGTAGAAATCGAGCTGACACTGCCATTCATCAACGCGGCGAAGTTCTGCCCGCCCGTAATCACTGACGCCGTCATACTCGTAATCAACAGCACTGGTTGAGAGGTCAGTCAAAAAAAGCGGCGTCATGGTAATGAAACCGCCTTTCGGCATTGGGGTTTGGTTTTGCTGTGTCTGCGTGACTTCTGCGTCCGGGAAAAGAGCTGAAAGGAAATCGCCGGTCGCCTTAAACAGATCGCTTTCAGTGACCTGCAGGCCTACGTCAATTGTTGACATGCGATAACCCTCGTCCAGTCCGGCCAGACTTCAGGAACAGCCACAACCAGCCATGTTTCATTGCCGATAACGAACTTATCCCCACCCTGCTGCCGATCCCTGTTAATCCCGCACCAGTTGCCATCCGTCCAGATGCTGACCAGTACACCCTGGATATTCATGTTATCCATGTGCCTGATATCAGCCTGACTCAGCGCCTGCTTTTGCACCATCATCGTTACCGGCGGCGCGAAGCCAGGAGAAGTCGAGTAATCCGGGTTTTTGATTGGTCCGATCGAGCGGTAAATCTGCGCCTCGACGCGAGGATTAACCGCGCTAATGGCGCTTCGCACTATGGAATGAAGATTCACTCTTTCACCTCGTAGTCGACCGAGTTCAGCATGTGTGCCGAGTCGATTAACGGGTCATTAAACCCTTTTTTGTCGACCGTGCTTTTTGCGTTCGGCGGCTCAGAAAAAGCGATGATTGACGACTGAATCTGCCCCTTGATCCGCTCCCCCATCAGCGCCAGGCTTTTGCGGGCGTCAAAATCGTTTGCCTTCATGAGCTTCCCGAGCTCTCCGCCCCACTCCGGACCATGTTCAGAAATGGTCTTCCTGAAGTACGGTCGGGATGGGATCGTAACGATATGCTCGGGTATCATTACTGACTGCGCGAAATTGGCCTTTGATGGCTTAGCGAAGCGAGAAACGCCGTCACGGCGAACGTAAAAGTTCAAATCCCTGGTATGCGCCGGGATATTTACAGTGCCGCCAAATTCGTTGGTGGCTGCCACAAGTGCTACCGGCGTCCCGTCGGGGTATTTGGACCCTTCAAGGAAACCAACCTTCAAATCATCGCCAGAGGACAGCCCCTTTGCGATCGACTGCAGGTGCTCCATCAGCTTATCTCCGCCTGACATTCCATCCATAGCTACCTCCGGATGAAAGAGCGGCGGTTATAATGGCCAGGGTACATCGAAGGAGAGGACCCAGGGACATATCGCACAGTGCGATAAGGGGCCGTAGCTTGCCAGTAAGCTGCACCGTATGGCGTCTGTAGATACCACCACGATGACGCGCTGGAAGGCCCCGCATCAGTCGAAACCGATACAGACCCCTCCGATGCGCTTGCCACCCGACCTACCAGACCAGAAGCCTTCTCGCCGTTTACGCCTGAATTCAAAGCCGCGATGTGAGCAACCAGCATATTCAAGAAGACGGCGCGGACAGCAACATCCGCAACCAGGCTGCGGTCCGTGTTATCAAGGTAAATCGTTGCCTCCGTGAAGTACGCATTAAGCAGCGTTTCACTTACGGCATCGAACTCCGGATAACGCTCACGAAATGCGGCAACATCAAAGACAACGATCGCCATTATTTTTTGTCCGCCTTCTCAATGCCCGGAGCCGGGTTGTTCTGATCCAGACCTTCCAGACCAGTTTTCTCCGAAGCGTTTTCATTCGCTTTCGCCTGGGCGCTGCTGGTTTTCGCCTGGGCAAACACCAGCTCTTTGCGAACGTAGGGCTGATCAGCATGTACTGCCAGCCACGCCTCAAAGGCTTCCTTGTCCACGTTTTCGGTCAGGCCATAGCCGCCGAAAACGAGAGAGGAGTTGGAGCCGTTAAGCTCCACTTTGTAGCCGCCCTGCTCCAGGATCAGGCCGTTCGGCAGTTTGCATCCTACAGTTACTGTTTCGGCCATGTTACACCCCGATCATGCTGGCGATGCCCAGCGGTTGACGAATGATTGCACCCCAGGTGCCACCGGATTTTTTCTGCCGCCAGGAAGACTCTTCCACCACGACAGCGTGCGCGCGCATCTTCTCGGTGAATGCTGCGTAAGCGGTGTCCTGCTCGCCCAGACGCTCAACAATCAGCTGTACAAGCTCGCCCGCGTCGGTGCTGTATTCAACAGCGGTTTCGATACGCATGTTCGGGAAGTTTTTCTTCAGCTGATCGGTGACGTTCACGTTGTACTGGTTCGTCTTGGTCAGGTTGACTTCCATTTCCGGAGACATACCGAGCACCATGCGATCGGTACGCTCTACGAGGCCTTTGGTCTGAGAGACCAACTGCTTATAGAGACGACCGGAGATGTCGTCATATACGGCTTGCCCGTCTTTAGTTGCCCAGGCAACGCTACCGCCGGAACCAGTCGCCGCCGGCGTCACCGGAGCGCTCAGAGACGGATCGTTGAGCAGACCATAGTTTTCCAGTCCGGCGATGCCGTAGAAGTAGGACTTGTTCTGGAACTTGTTCAGCACAAGCGCAGAGGCCACGTTGAGCTCTGCGGCATAGCCGATACGCCCGGCGCCGTACATGTCCAGCTCGCGCTCACCCCAGCGGGTGTGAGTCTGATAATGGAACGACTGGCGCGGCACCCAGTTGACGTTGGCGGACGTCATGCCGTTGTTGTTGAAGTCGCCGTAAGCGCTGGTTTCGCCAGTCGACTCGACGATCGGGAACTGCGAGGTCAGCGTCGTCCAGTCGCCTTTTTTCACTTCACCGATAATCTCTGCAGCCTTCATCGGAGTTACGAGAACGCGGATAAGTTCCGGATCGACGTAGTTCGTGAAGTAGGCCGGGATACCGGCGTTATTCGCAGTAACCATTTGCGGCTGAGCATCCATCGCCAGCGCGAAATTCTCCGCAAACTCCGGCTTCAGGTAGTCCTTCGCGCCGGGCAGCACAATGCCATATTTCCCGCTGGCTGCGGCGTAGTGTCGCTGAAATTCGTTCATTACTTGCTCCAGGTGCTGATTTTGACCAGCTCGCCAGCGTCACAATCGCTTGCGGCATAGAATTCGGTCTCGATAAAACCGGCCACGGTTGCGCCGGCTGCGGCGACTTGCACCTCACCGGTAGTCAGGGATGCAAAAACCTTCTGCCCGCGGGTGGCAGCGGTTGACGTTTTGGCCCAGAAGTCACCGGCAACCATCAGGGTGATTTCGCGTCCGGGCTGGATAAGCATGGATGCCTGACCCAGCCAGATGGTGATCGACGCCTGACCGTCACGATGGACAAAGCCAGACGGAACACCGCTACCGGCATTGGAAGCCACACCGTCAACAGCCCAGGCAAAGCGGCCGACAGTCAGGCCATCCTCGCCAGCAACCAGAGCGCCCTCGCCAGCCTGATAGGTCGCGTGAGGGTTGGTGCCAGCAAAGGCCCCTTCGACGCCGGGGGCCGGATACTGGTTAATTCGTGTCTGAAAACCTGCCATGTTAACCTCGTTTCAGTTTGCCAGCGGTCGGGAATGCTTTTTCGAACTCACTGACGGAAGCGGAATCCTGCGCAATGACAGGGCGTGAATTTTCTTTCTGGCTGATCGCCATTTTGACCATCGCCGGATAAGCGGACGGGTGAACGCCGGAGATATCCACGCCGCTCTGTTCAAGCGCGGTGCGATAGACATCTTCGGCTGAGTCCATGGCAACAACGTCGCCGATCAGCGGGCGGACAACCTGCTCTGCCTCACGGATTTTCCGGAAGTTTTCCGCAGCCTTTTTAGTTGCGCTGTCGGCCGCCAGACGAATCGCAGAGTCCATCGCCGTTCTGGAGACTTTGTCGTCTTCTTCATCGTCTTCATCTTCGGCGGTTTTCTTCTTGTCCTTGTCTTCCTCGTCGTCCTCATCATCCGCCGTTTTTTTCTTGTCCTTCTCGTCGTCGTCTTCGTCGTCGGCGGTTTTGTTTTCTTTTTCGTCTTCCTTTTCGGCCTCATCAAGAGCCAGAAGAGCTTTGCGGACTTCTGCCTCCAGATCTGCATCCTGCGCCAGAAGTGGCTTAAGGGTGGCGCGGATCGCCGCTACCTTATGTTTACGCATGTGATTAAGCTCCGGTGGTAATGAATCTGCGACCAGTACATCTGGCCCTGCGCGGCCGTCAGGGACCAGCGCTTCGTGGTTTCCGAAAATGTCACGCATAACGCCGTCATAAGGCTCGCCGTCAGGGGTGACACCCGGGGTCATGTCTGCGACGTACTTGTACGATGCAGATAGCTCTCGCTGCTCTCCGCTCTCAATTCCAGCAATCGCGCTGTTATCCCATATCGACATACCAACCGTGAGATACGTGCCGTCAAACTCCGCATTGGAGTGCGTCACGCCAACACGAAATTCATTGGGCGGGTCGGTGGGAAAATCGGGGATGTGCTTGCTGAGCACGGGGATGTTATTGAAGGTTTTGGCTGCTTTCCGGAGCTCGTCCGGGTGGCGCCAAAGCCGGTAAAGTTTGTTGGGATCGAGCCCAAGCTCTTCGCTTCTTGGTATCTCTCGTCCGTAGTAGGCGTTGACGTTTGCCTTGCTGATATTCGTTCGTGAAATCTGAAGGCGCCCATTTGCGTCGATGGTGCGCATAGAGGCGCGATCGAAAGCTAAGCACTCTGTGGAGTTCATTGCTCAATCCTGTTTTGAAAGCCCTGGAATGACAGCCTCCCAGGTGCAACGACAATTTGGTAATTCGCCTGGCATGATGTGCTCGCCATCGATGAGCATCCCTTCTGAGAGATCGAACAGCTTGCCATTAGCTTTTACATGGGACTGGCGAGGCTTTTTGCCTGCATGGGAGTGCTTCCATATTCCCTGGGTAATGCCGAGCGCCTGCTGTCGCGCAGACTGAACGAATGAGGTAGCCTTGTTGTTCTGATCTCGGGCAATGAACGCCGCACGGCGCCGGGTAATCCCGTATCGCTTCTGGAGTTCATCGGTGAGATAGGACAAGTCGCGCCCACGCGCTACCGTCCGCATAACCAGCCCTTCCACCTCGGTGAAATACTTCTCGGGGATGGATCGGATTAGGCCGACATTCTCGGCGATGGTCGCCTGAAGAGCGTTATTCATCTGCGAGGTCATCTTGAACTTGACAGTAAACCCCGCATCTTTGAAGGCTGTGGCCAGTGAAGCATCCGCGTTTTTCATGGCGTCGTTAGCGAACCTGTCGGCCAGCTTTTGCGCCATGTCATCAAACCGCCGCGTCCAGCGCTTAGCCAGTTTCTGCATGGCATTCCGCATCATCACTGCAGGTGATGCATCCATGGCGACAGCCGCGCCGCTGGCCCGATAGTTTGCCGACAGCCAGTAGACAACAGATGCCTGCATTTCCTGCACCTGCTTATCAAGCTGTCGGCGGTACCATGCTTCGACGCCAGCGTTAGGATGAACCGCCCTTATCGTCAGGGTCTGCTTCTTCCTCTTCGTCGTAGTCGTCTTCGATTTCGAGGTCATCATTCAGGTCCAGAGAGTGATAAGGAGAGTCCAGGTCACCGGCGATTTTTTCGCGGACTTCGTTGCCAGAGAGCACGCTGGCGCCTACATAGACAGCGTCTGTGTCCGCGTCTACTTTTCGAATTTCCGCCCGCTCTTTAGCACTCATTTCATACAGCGGCTCAAAGTCGAAGGTTATGCCATCGTCAATGTCGCCGAACTCAGAGAGCTGAATGATGTCCATCACACGCTTCAGGTTGTCTTTAAAAACAGACTGCTGCAGGGCGTGAATGTAGTCGTAGAAAACGCGGATTTCGCCGTCAGACGTTGCGTTAAGGCCATTTGGAGTAATGCCCAGCAGTTTGACGAGCGGGATGCTCGAAACCGCAGACATGTGCTCCTGCGACTGTGCCTGCAGGGCATCCAGACCGTTAAGCGGGGCGTTAACGAACTCAACCGTTTCTGGCTGGGTAGGGTTGTTGTCTTTAGCGAATGCGCCACGGTTATCGCGGCATCGGTTGAAGACATCAAGCCTTGCCAGAAGACTATCTGCCCCACCGCCCTGCAGAATCGTGCTCATATTTGTTCCGATTACCGGAACTGAGAACGAGTGAATCATGTCGCTGACGCTGTCGCGGGTACGAAGCCAGTTATTGACGTATGGCTCGGCAATCTGCGAGAGAGACAGGCCGCGGAAGTTATACGATGCTTTCAGCAGATCAGGGACCTGCCGCGAGACGAAATCAATCATCCGGCTTGCATGTACGGTCCGGCCCATGACAAACCACTGCGTCGGCTTGTAGAAATCCGGGCTCAGCGGGTTGTCGGAGTTATAAATACCCGGATAGGTCCAGATAGGCTCGATGACCCTGAACCCCTGCAGGCTGCCTTTCGTGATTTTCTTGTCGCTCATGAAGAGCTTCGATTGCAGCTCGTTGTCGTCCATCCATGCGGAGATTCCCCGCGGCGAACGAACGTCGATGTAAATCTGGCCGCCGCCGAAGTAACCGTCATGCTCTGCGGCTTCTTTAAAGCGCTCGCGCACCTTAAACCGCTTCATGGCCTCTTCGAGCTGCTTCACCCGATCTGCCTTGTCTTCATCGCCGACAGTTTTGAGCTTTATCCATTTGCGGGTCATTTCTTCCGCGATGGTGCCGACCATCTTGCGATATTCAGGCTTCTGCGCCAGCGTGGCCAGATACGGGTAGCCGGGAAAGCTATCAAAGTCGCCGTAGCCGTAACCGCCATACGCAGCATTGAGATCATCGTAAGGCGTGGAGTCCATTGCCAGAATGGCGCTTTTGATAGCCTCGGGGATCACCCCTTTCGGCGGCTCGTAGCGCTGAAACTCTCTTTTCGGTAATGCACGGACTTCGGCCACGGCCTCTGGTCTGATCCCGACCTTCGGTGCTTCCGGTTCTTTTGCCGGCTCAGGCGCGGCGACTTCTTTCTTTTTAAACCACCACACTTAAATTCTCCTGAGTTGATTCGGGTCGATAACCATCGGCTGCGGGCCGGAAATCAGGTTGTCGTCGATTGCGTCCATCCAGGTATCAAGGATGTCGTCGTTGTCGTGACTGTCATCAGCGGAGAAAGCAGCGCATTCCGTCATCGCCGTCAGCACCCACTCCGTTGAGCCTGCGATCGTGCCGTCCTCGTAGAAGATTCTGGAAAGCTTCTGTCCGTCGTCGGTGTGCGTCGCGGGGACAAACACTTTCCCGGTTTTGATTTGAGGGATGACGTTAAGGCAGCGAACGAGCTTGTTCTGCCCGGTGCCGCGCGGGATTTCCCTCACCGGGATGGCGAGTTGCCCGGGCGTCTGGCTACGTTTTTTCAGCGTGGTGATGAGGCCCTGTCCGGCTTGCTTCTCTTCAATGGCCATATGGCGGAGCGGCATAACCCGCATGGAGCCAGACAGGCGCCATTTTTCCCAAACCTCTTCCGCTTTCTTCAGGAGGTCTTCCGGGTCCCACCGTCCGCGAACGACGTCGATGATGTACAGGTTCCCGTCCACGCCCATGCCAGCCAGCGTAAACACGGTGTAATCCAGCCAGTCCTCTACCTTCCCGCTGTTCGTATCGACGTACACGGCGCGGTGCGTAAGCTTCGGCAGCGTGGTGTACGTTCTGAACCAGCTGGTGTCGATAATCCCGCCAGTCAGCGCCATCGGGTTTTGCTGGTATTGCGACAGGAAGGTATAGCGATCCTTTTCCCACAGTTGCAGGAGGTCGTTAACGTCTTCCATCTGCGGCCAGTAGGACCAGTAGCGAACACCACCAACGACCACAGAATCGGTATCTTTGACCGTTTCCCAGCAAAGCGAACGCCATGGCTCATCGAGCGACTGGATGTACTTCTCGTCGATCATGGCCGGTATGGCGACATGGTGAAACGGCACCCCCATTCCGCCGGCAAGCATGAATCCCGTTGCATCGTCGGTGTGCAGGCGCTGCTGAATGCTCACAAACGGAGTCGGGTGCTCTTTCGACTTATCGCCGCGGCGTGATCGAATGGTGTTTACCAGCAGCGTATTCGCGCTTTTGCGTCGGGACTCGCTGAGCATGTCCACCGGCTTGTTGTAGTCGTCCAGCATCACCATGCCGGAGAACTCTGGTCCGTAGTAGCCACCACGACCCCCGGTGATCTGCCCGTTGCTTGAGCGCGATACTGTCTGGCCTATAGAGCGCCCTCGCTCGTCCTTTATCTCCCACTCTTCTGCCTGGTTGACACCAAACGAGCAGGGCCAGAACTCCTGATACTCACGGCTGGCGATAATGTCGCGGGTGCGCCGGCTGTTACGCTTTACCAGCGTGTCAGCAAAAGAGATATTCAGGTTGCGAAAGCGTTTAAGCCGCTTCTCCTGCACCAGGGCGTTGACATACGCCGGGAAGTGGATGGAGAAGAACTCAGTTTTCGTACCGCCTGGCGGGATGTTGATAATCAGGTTTCGCGGGACAAGGCGCCCGGCAAGCAGATCATCAATTTTCGAAGCCATCAGGCGGTGATGCCAGTTAACCAGCAGCCGATCACCCTGAATCAGCTCGAACCATATCCGGGTGAAGTTCAGGAATGACTTCGTAGACTTTGAACGGATGATCACGCGCTCCGGGAATGACAGGTCATCCCATTCGATAATTCCGCTCATATCAGTCCAGCCCTTCTAACCTTCCCTCCAGCTTCTGCTGGGCCTTCGCATAGTCTTCAGCGGTGTACGTCACCTGATTCAGCGGGCCGCCGTCTTTACCGGTCAGCTCGACCTTTTGCTTGTTGCTGTAGGCATCGCCAACCTCTTTTGCCGCCTGCTCCAGTAGCTGAGCTGTCATGCCGAGGTTTTTCATACCTTCGGCAGTCGTAGACATTCGCTGAAGGACGCGTAGGCGATAGGCTTTGTTGGCGATCGGGATGTCGGAGATTTCGTTGAGGAATCGGTCTCGGGTGCAGTTGAAAAGGTCTACCCATTTTTGAGCCAAACCTTTCCCAGCCACCTTTGTCGGGTCATGCGATGCCACCTGCTGGCGCGTCACCTGAACCTTAAATTCTTTTTGTACGGACTCGACGATTTGGGATGGCGTATCAAAGCAAGCGAGCTCTTGAACGATAAAGGCTCTCACTTCTGGTTTTAGTGCAGCCATAACCCACCGTCCGTATAAAGCAGTATAAAATCACGCCAGTTTCAGCATGCACGTCCCGCAAGCTCTGGCAACATCGATATGAGCAACCTCCGCCGGCCTGTTCGCCGCATCCACCATTTCCTGCACATCTTTGCTGGCGCCGTAACGCCGGACCACTCCGACGAATTCCTCGACATCATGGCCGCGAAGTTTGAGCACCGGCATCCCGGTCTCTTTGTTGAACTTCGGCGCGCCATAGTCATCGGTAGCCTGGGCGATGTGGTAAAGCTCATGCTCTACCAGTGCGCAGAACTCCAGATCGTTACATTGCTCGCAGTAGTCAGCAGCCAGGGTGATGATGAACTTCGGTATGCGACCGAACCATTCATGCATCTGTTGCTCCATTCGGGCTTTCTGCCAGCCGCCGGCGCGCATCATTACCTGCTCACACTGGCCAAGCACAATGCGGCCGCTTTTGGCGAATGAGCCAGAAGCCCACAAGAACGCCACATCAGCGTCGAGCAAGTGCGCATGGTCAGGGTTATGGATTCGGCCGTCTTCGGAGAGGATGTTCTGATTTACCCATTCCCCGATTTCGGCAGCAGGGATCAGCCGGGTATACGGCAGCCAGTTTTCGCCAGTGAAGTTGACGGGAGGGTATGGTCTGCGATTGTCATTTTCAGTCATGCAGAACAATCCTCTGGAAACCAAACATACTTGCTCGGTAATTTCGACATCAAGGCATCAACAAACTTATATAAAACTCTGTCAATGGCGCTTTTAATGCACCATTTGCAGATCTTTATAATTACGCCTGCTTGCCAATTACAGGGCCAATCCGGATGCACTTCTTAGTGAGCCAACCCCAGCGCAAAAGCACTGAAAGAATCAGCAGCGGCTTCATGTATGGGCGAAGCGTAATTTCCGCCATTAGGATTCCAGTGGTGCGCATATGGCTTACCTCGTTGTGACATTATCGAGCCACCTCTTGAAGTGGCTCTGTAATGCCTATAGCAACGGACTGCACAAAGCGCCGGTGTTGCGAGGACGGCGGCCGAAAATATTAACTTGCTCGCGCACGCTTTCACTGCACATTCGCTCTACGATTCGCCAGTCAGCCTTTTCAGGCGAGGCTTTCACGGAGACTGCGGAAATGACCCGCTCCACCACCCGGCGCAACTTACTAACCGCTCGGCTCACCGAGATGTCTTCAAACGAAATGGTAGTGATAATTGCCCAGCAAGCCGAGATGAAGCGCGAACACATATGACGCAAACTGACCATGGATTTACTCCTGTTTGTTGATTTTCAGTGCCAGGTTATTTAAGGCACTGCGTGGTGATGTATTCCTGCAGCGCCCTCAGGGCTGTTTGGTCGCTGAGGATTCCGGACCGGATACCGAGAACGTTTCGTCCAGCAACTGCAGAGAGTTCGACGGTGGCATCATCGCCCACGCTGGCGGCGCCGGCGGTTTGGGTTGCGGCTGACACTGGACACTTGCCTTTGACGAGCACCCGACCACCATTATCAAGCTTGCGCTGCAGAGCATCATTTTCAGCTTTTGCATCGGCTAATTCCTTCGTGTATTTAGCATCAAGCGCTGCGACGTCACGCTGTCGAGTCTGCATGTCCGCGATCGTGTCATTTGCCAGGCTGAGTTGCTCAGTCACTTTGTCCCGCTGCCTTTTGAACTCGGTGGCATTGCTGTGGTAGTGACTGGCCAGCCAGCCGAGGCTGACTATCAGGCAGATCACAATGGCGCTGATAATGGCGGTTAACCGGCTCATTTCTGCCCCCACAAACAAACTTCACGCTCAATCTCGCGGCGAGTTACCAGGCCTTTCCACTGTTTGCCCTTGGCATAGGTCCAGCGGCGCAGCTGATCGCAGGCACCTTTCTGGTCGCCCTGGTTGATTTTGCGCAGCAGCGTGGAGGCCTGGAAGTTACCAGCACCGACGTTATAGGCGAATGAGTAGAGGGCCCCGCGCATTGTTACGGGGATCGGCTTCTGGATGTACGGATCAATCTGGCGGGCGACGGTGTTCAGGTCTTTATTGAGCAGCGCACGGCATTCAGCCTCGGTGTACTTCTTGCCGAGCATGATGTCTTTGCCAGTGTGGCCATAGCAGACAGTCCAGACGCCTACCACATCCTGATAAGGGTTGTATCGCACACCTTCAAGACCATCGTTACCGGTTGGGCCGGTGATGAGCGCAGAGGCAATGGCTATGGCGCCACCACCGCCGGCGATCACGCCAATCAGTTTTTTCCTCATTGATGGCGTCATGCTCACCCCTGTGTATCATTTGCGATCCGCTTCAAGGCCTCGGTTACCACTTCGGCTGAAGCCGGGCGGTCACTTCCTGGCTTGTCGGAGACATCAGCCAGATAACTGGCCAACAGCTGCGTGCGTTTTTTCTCTTCATCCAGTCGCTCTCGCTCTTCTTTACGCTTTGCGTAATACGTCTTGATTGTGAAGAAGGCAGAGATCAGGGCGCCAATGATGAAGACATAATCCTGCAGACTCAGGACGGAAAAGATACCAAGCAAGGCTGACCACCAGTAAGGCAGATTGTGACCATCGGTTGGGTTCATACGTTGCATCTCTCACCTCCGATAATGTTCGGGGTGCTATCTGTAGTCAGTAAAAGGTTCAGGGCCGTCGGGCTGATTTACCAACAAAGCGTCGAGGGTGATTCCCGCGACCCTGAAAATAAAAAACCCGCTCAAGGCGGGAAGAAATACCAAGGGTAAAAGCGACGGCGGTAGCCGTAATGGTCCCAAGGTAGAGGGATATGGTGGCCTGTTGCGTTGCGCCAACAACGCCCTGATGGATTGGATTATGAGCCCGTCATCAGGTCAGGCCATTATCTGGTGCACCATTCAGGACTCGAACCTGAAACCGATAGCTTAGAAGGCTATTGCTCTCTCCGGTTGAGCTAATGGCGCTGAATTGGTGCTCGCATCAGGGTTCGAACCTGAAATCATCCGATTATGAGTCGGGTGCTTTAACCTTGTTAAGCTATGCGAACAATCTGGTTCAGGGCTCTTGCGCGGCGGGTTTCAACGTGTCGTGCAGCACGTCTCTACCCAAGAGCCCTGACCGGATCGCACAACCACACTCTCGCAGTGGTTCGCGCTCATGCCCTTGAGTACCTGCCGCATCATCGCCGCTTATAACCGGTGCGCGTCTGGCATTCGCGCTGCTTTACCGGGGCTTGTGTTGTTTATGAACCCTTACCCATCACCACACAGGCTCGCAATTACGCGACTCGGGGCAGCATCACTACTGCAGCATGGCCATTAGGCCGCGGTCGACCCGTTCCTATTCACATTTCCTGCCTCCAGAAACGCAAAAGCCCCGACGTTTCCGCCAGGGCCTTTTTATTCATCATGCCGCCACTTAAAGTTAAGGCAGCATATCAAAGTAGACTCAAATATGACGCATTTAATCCAGTTTTGCAAGACTTGAGTCAAAATTTGTCGCCTTTTGTTGTGAACGTGATCGCGTTACCTGCAACAGGGCATCGCTATCAAGGCGCCGCAAGGTTGTTTTCATCTCCTCCCACCGCTCCGTAAACGTTTCTGACCAGTTCTTCGGGGTCACTCCGACCAGAGCGGCAAGTTTTTGGTATTCATACGTCTCCCGCCCTGCCAGCTCGGCTTTGACATCCTGCGCGGCCAGCCAGATGAGTTGACGCAGGCGATCGACTGTTTTCTTTGCAATGCGCACGCCGGCCAGCTTTTCGTAGAATTGCTCCCATGCCCACCGGGTGATCGTCTCCTGGTGCTCCCAGCGGATATTGTCGCTGTAGTTCCACAGCAGCCACGATTTCTGATGCTCTTCCAGCGACAGCAGAGCCCGGCGCCAACTGGCCGTCGAATACTCAACGGGCAGAACGAGAGCGATTGATGAACCCTTAGCGCGGGACTGCTGCCCGGGAATTGGTGGGCTGGATGGGTTTACCATGCGGCCGGTTACCGGATCGGCTATTTTCTTCCTTCCCCGGCTGCGCGCCGTAGCGGTGAATTGCGCGTTTTCTGCAAAAGCAACCAACTGTCCTTTCGTCGCGCCGCTCAGATCGGCGGTGGCCACTATCAGCTGCTGGCGAACATACTCAAGATACTGGGTATTCATGCTTTCTCTCCTGAAGCCTGATAGATGCGGACGAAATTCTTCAAAATTCGGTAGTCAACCAGTACGGTGCCGCGGTGCCGGCAGAGACGGAGCTTTTGCCAGCGGTCGTGGATGCGTTCGATAACTTCACGGTTCATGCGGCCTCCATTTCGGTAATGGTTAGCTCAAGCCGCCCACCTTTGACGACAGGCATTCTCTTCACGCTGTAGTAGTCAACCTGCTGGTCATCGAGCCAGAAACCCGATTTCGTCAGGGCGTCGAATGCAGCTTTTTGCAGGTTGTCCAGGTCACGGCGCCGGCGATCCGGCATGTGGCACTCAATACGGATTCTCAGTGGCGTGGAAAGGCCGATATCAAGCATCAAGTCTTTGATGATTCTGGCGACACTGTCGCGGTATGCCTGCCCTTCCGCGCTGATGTGTGTGCGCCCCCGGTTATGCCGGTAGTAGCGGTTGTTGCTTGGTGGCCAGGGTAATGAAATTCGATATTGGTTCATGCTTTTATCAGCCCCTCTTTCATCCAGATAACCTGCGTTCTGGCCATTCCCTCCAGCGCGCACTCCTTCGCATACTCCGCATCTACCAGGCGCGTGCGGCGGTCTATTTCATCGTGACAGGATGAACAGGCGATAGCGGCGATCAGATCAGGCGGCTTAATCCCGGTCCCGCACAATCCAGCAATGCGGATATGGGCCAATACCGTGGTTTCTGAGTTGCCGTTGCAGACGCCCGGGATGCGAACCTGGCATTCACGACCGCGAGCTGCTTTACGAAGATTGGCCATGCTCACCCCCATATACGTTGACGAAGTGATCGCGGAGTATGCTCCGGGCGAACACAAACCGGCAGCCGGGCGCTGACCGTCCAACTCAGATAATCCGCGTTAAGGCTTTTCTCTGTGACAATGCCTCGCGCCTGATATCTGGACACTAACTGTTCGGCCTGCTCGGTTGTGCAGTCGGGATGCTGGAACCATGAGTATTTCATCGCCATCACCCCGCAAAGCTCAGCAGCTGACTGGCGGCGTTTTCAGCCTCAGCCGGCGAGTGGAACTTGCGACGCAGAATGTAGTTCCAGAGCACATTCAGCACTGATTTGTAGACGCCGTTGAACTGGCTGTCGTCCATGCTGGCGAAGGAGATCGACTTTGCGACACGACGACGGCTACCGTCAGGCATCTGGTATTCGTCGTAAAAGCCAGCCTGAATGGTTGCCCACTCGCGGAAGGATTCGAAGTGTTTCAGAAGCGCCATATCGCGGGAACGAGAAATGCCGACCGAGGAGAGATACATCTCCGCGGCGTTCTGGAGTGCAGCGCGCTGATCGAGGTCGGATGAAAGGAAGTCGATAAACCCGGATATGAGGTTGCGCTCCGCGGGCTCAATGAGACCACCGGAAGGCGTCCAGTAGTGATACCCGAGAGTCAGAAGTTTGAAGAACTTCTTGTGGAATGCGTAATTCCGGGGCTTGCGGAACTCACCGCAAAGCAGTTGCCCCACGGGGATAAGTTGCAGGTATTCGCTGGTTCCCGGCTCTGCGGGAATCAGTACGTTTTGATAACTCTTCTCAAATTGCAGTGTTTGCGCCATGTGTCCCCACTTGGCGCCGGATAATCGTGTCAGTTGCTCAGGCTGACGAGGTAATTATCGCCCTTCCCGGGGAGAAAAGCAAAATGAGCATATACGATAAAAACCCCTCCGGAGAGGGGTTGAGATTAGCGGATGGCTTTGCGTTCTGCGGGGGATTTAGGCACCGTTTACCTCTACGCATTGAATATTATCTACGCTTGGCGAAACGTCGTCCCAGGACCTCTTATCATCTGCAACTTTCATCGCCTTAATGGCTGCTTTGCACTGCTCCATACTCTGCATGGGAACCACCTGCATATTCGATGTATTGCTGCTGATGACGAAAATCAGGAAGAAGTACGGCATCATTTCACCTCCTGCGGCGCTGCTGGCAGCGGCATCCAGTGAGTTGGTGTCCATGACGCGCCGGGGATCAACCAGCCGCTACTCTGCGCATCAGGGTGTCCAGGGATATACGTTGCCCATTTGCAACACCACCGCGGCTTCTCTCCCCACCAACACCCGACCAAAACCTCATGACGATTGGGCGGCATGCGCTCGCTTACCGGAATCCATTTACCCGGCACGGTAGCGGGTTCACTGCCGGGTGACTGCGGGGCGGCTGCTAGCATGGAGGCTCGGCAGGCGTTCCAGCCTGCGCTAAACTCATTTTCCTGCCAATCCACCATCAATTCAGGAACTACCGGCGCTGGCGGCGCTGGCGGATAATTTGCCAGCATCCAACTAATGACGTAGTCGGCCTTGAACCGCTCAACCGGAAATCCTTCATTCCAGTCACGGAAGTGATAGATAACTTTTGCCAGCTCAGGTTGAAGCGCCACCGGCTCGCTGTCCATTGCGGCCAGCGCCATACGGGCCAACGCTTTGCTTTCGCCATGCTTCAGGAAACCGTCTTCAGCGATTTCCTGCAGGCGATCTCTGGATAATTTGCTGGTCATTGCCGTTCCACCTTAATTTTTCTCAGCGATTCAAAATGCTTACGCATGGTTTCCTGCACATCTGGATGCCGCCAGTTGGTATGGATGCCGCCGTCTTCGTCGATGGTGAATTTACCTGCGTTTTCTTTGAGAACTCGCTTCAGGCGCTGCTCAGGGCTTTCGATCATGAACATCACTCAGCCTCCACCTTGATGCCAGCGTCGGTTAGCATTGCCAGCACATCATCAAACTTGAGATATTCTCCTTCATCGTCGCTGTGCACATACCAGTCATCCCAACCATCAGCGCCTGGCTGAAGTCGTTGTGGCAGCTTCACGGTGACGGTGCGGGACTCCAGCTCGGCGATGCGCTTAGCTTGCCAGTCAACTAAGTCTGCAAGGCCAACACCTTTTTCGCGTAAACCGTAGCCATCCCGAAGCATGTCGTATACATCTGCTTTGGTCTGCGCCTTCTCCAGCGCCTCTACCAGCGCGAGGACGTTGGTAGGGTTAGCCAGGGCGATAAACTCTGCATTCGCCTTTGCTTTGCGCTGACCGTCAAAACCAGCCCACTTAATGACGTCCCCGCAACGTTTGTCATCTGGCGTATGCACTGAGAAGGTCCGAGAGTCTGTATGGGTAAATGCCACCCATTGACCGGGCGTCGCTTTCATAGCTGCCGCTTTCATAGCTGCCGCCAGTTCGGTGATATCAGTTGTCATGCTCGCCATCCTTCGCAGCTATAATTGCTGCATCCATCAAAGTCGTATGGGTTGTATTGCCAGGTAATGCGGCCACAATGTGGGCAGTTCCAGCGAACCTTTCCACTTTTTGCCTTCTGTCTGCGATTGTATTTTTTTAGCCATTCAGGCATCACCAGTCCGGCACCTTGAACCATAGTTCGGCGGTTGAAATCATTGATATTGAACGTGCGGCGCTTTACTGCATCTGCCATATGGAAGGGCAGCCACACAACGCCTGGCTCATCCGTGTTGGCTGATACAAAAACGAATGCCTTGCTGAAATCATCGGTTGGCAACCCTCCGCTTTGTAACCAGTAAACATCGTTCCCGTTCCAGTCACCTTTTTTATACGCAACGTATGCGCTGCAACCTTGCTCAACCACGCTATCGCATGGGATGTACTGGCAATCCACATGCCATACAGCCAGGGCATCAACAGCATCAGCGCAAATCGGCTGGTCAATCTCTCTCCCGTAGTCCCAGCATCTCTGCGCCTCTTCCTGCGTATAAACGTGCGCGCGGTCGATATTGGAGCTGTATCCGTTTCCGTTATGGCAATGAAACGAGGCGTTGCTCCCCACAGTTTCTCGCGTGCAAAGCATGTAAAAACGGTTGCTCATTTGTCGGCCCCCTCGCGCAGCTGCTTGGCCTGCTCATTAGCAACTCGACCTGATTCGCGCCATTGCTCGGCAATCAAACTATTCGCCTCATCTTTGGCTAATTTGAAAAAAAGGTTAGCCATATCCTCCACCCCATCAGCCTTAATCCCGGCTACGATGCGATCGGTGGCGGGGGTTTTTTCCGCTGCCAAATTAGCCCGGTGGTCATTCCATCCGCGCGCATATATCGGGTTTATGGACATGCCGTCCTTCACGCAGTACGCCTGACCGCCACGATTGATAACTTCAATTTCTTCTGCAATGCCAGCCTTCAGCCCCGCATTCTCCGCAGCCAGCTGCTGGTACGCTTTCGCCAGCTTCAGGAACTTCTGCTCTCTGATCGACGGCTCGCCTGCGCTCTCAAGGGAGGCGATGAGCTCATTTACAGCCTGTAGTGTGATAGTCATTTGGCGGCTCCTTCTGCGAGCATGGCGATGATTTCTTCCGGGGTCTCTTTCACGTCAATGCGTTCTCCGGAGGTCATTTTCAGAATCGTCAGACCAGCGAAATACATGCTGGCGATGTGGTCTGCAGCAACAAACACAGGCTCGTAGACTGTTTCTGGTTCCCAACCGTATGCACCCTGGTGCTGTACCACGATTTTTTGTGTTAATTTCAGAAAAATCATTTTCTTACTCCCGCCAGGCACTGGTTAAACAGTTTGGTCATTGGGTTTACACCGCCAGGACGCTGGCGATACTGAACAGACGGATCGCTGTCGGTTACGGCTGTTGTGTCAATCAGGGTGTAGCGGTAGCTCCTGCACTCACCCTCACGCTTAACCTGGCCGTCACGGTGCATCTGCCACAGGGAGGAATTGACCACTGAAGAGTCAAGCCCGGTGCCGCGGCGGATATCCTGAAAGTTGCAGCCAGGATGCTGGCCGATGAAGTTAATAACGGCTTGTTTGCCAGAGTTCTTTTTCATGACCGCCCTCTCCCCAGTCCAAATTTCGCCCGAATTTCTGCGATTTTGTTTAACCCCTGCTCCTGACTTAATGGCCGACCGCCAAGTTTTGGAATCTGCTTAACCGGCTCTGGAATCGCTTCTCCTGCGTTTAAACGACGCACCATACGCATCAGCTCATCCTGCGCCTTACGACGCAGCTCAGCGTCACTGAGGCCGTTTGCGCGCATGTCTGCGTACAGGCCAGTAACCATCCAGTAGCAGGCTTTGTGCTTCAGCGTTACCGGTGTGACGTTGTGCTCTGGCCACGGATAGGATTCAGCATCCGGGTATTGCCCGCGGGTCCTGCAGTACTGGTAAACCATATCGACCAGCTCCACTGCATCCGGCAGTCCGGAAGATACGGCTGATTCCGATTTGCACCAGGCGACAAACTGACCCGGCGATGGCATGAATGGGCGATCCTGTTTGCGGGCAACGCGCATTCCGGCGTTGATTTGCTCCATGGAGACAATCCCGTTTTCCTTGAACGCCAGGAGCCACTGCCGGCGCATCTCGTTCATCTCCTCGGGTGTTTTGCTGGCCAGCGCCGGAAACACAGCGAGCAACTGGCGGAACAGTTCGTTGAAGATCTCCGCAGTCTTTGCCGCCTGGCGCTTTACTGCCTGCTCGTCCTGCATTTCAGGAAGCCCGGCAGCCACGCGCTGGAAATTTTCCCGATCGAAGTTGTGCATGCTTTCAGCGATTGATTTCATTCGAGCACCCCGTAAATCCAGTCAGTGTTGTTCAGGTCGACTTTTGGCTTCCAGGCAACCTGAATCCCTGGCGCGCTGCGCTGCATGGTCAACTTGTCCCACTGCTTGCGCAGCGCATCAGGGCTCAGGATGTTGCGATGCCAGAACGAGTCTTTGCTGGCCCAGTCGTACATGCCGCAGATATCCTGGTGGCTACGATTGTCGATCTGACGCATCAGTCGAACCGTGTTTGACCAAGCGGTCATGTCAGGGGTTTTGCAGGTTGGGTTGATCATCCTGACCCTGGAGAAAATCCACTCGGCAACGCGAACGTCTTCGGCGGTTCCCCACTTGCTGCCGCTGGGTGTGTAAACCGCAGCATCAGGATGAGCAGACAAAAATTTCTTCAGGCGGGCGTCAGAGGATTCGCCAGAATTCTCGGACGAAGATCTTTTAATGTTTTTATTCTTGTTATTACCTTCTTGTTCATGTTGTGCGGTTGTTTGTGCGGCTTCATGTGCGCCATCATGTGCGGGTACCACCTTCAAACCCGCGCCATTGCTGGACTCGTCATGTGCGCAAGTATGTGCGGCTTCATGTGCGGCTTCATGTGCGGGTAAATTGTCTGTTTTTTGAGCATATTCTGCAAAATTTGTGATGGTGATCACTCTCCCTTTTTGCTTCTCGCCTTCGATAGAAATCATCCCTTCGCGCACAAAAACGGCCAGCATTCTCTCCACTGAATCGCGACTAGTAGGATTCCCTTTCCGGTCGCAAAGCTGCAGCCCTAAATCGGCCGCTGTGACCACCAGTTGTCCGGGCAGCAGTGACCACTCATGACCTTTGAAAGTCGCTTTGAATGGCTGACGAGCAGCATTAAGCAGCAGGTTTTCCCACAGGGTTCTGAGGTACACATCTTTTGCCCAGGACTGCTTGAGAACGCTCCGGTACAACGGGATGTAGCCAGATTTCTGGTTTTCCATCCGGTTGCTCCTGAATTGCCCCGGCGCGGCGCCGGGAAACTTGAGTATTTCTGCGGTGTTCATGCTTCACTCTCCCAGCCGGCCTCTTTCAGGAATTCGCGATAGTTATCCAGGATGGCGCGCGCATCAGCTGGCAGTTCAATGTCAGCCTGATCAGCGACTATCTGGAGAAACTGGCGCGCCTTTGCTGCGCTAAACTGCGGCAGCGCCGCGCTGCGGGTTAATTTCGATTTACCTGACGCTCTGGCCTTATCCATCTGGCGAATGGCTACAGAGGCCGCCTGGGGGCCGTGCTCGCGGGATAGTGCAACCGCGGTTGTTGGGGATACCTCGCCGGCACGCACCATGCTGATCAGCTCTTCTCCACAGGTCAGCAAATGCAGGTGATAGTCGACGTCGGACAGAGAACGCTTAACCTTCTTCGCGATCTCGTCCGGTTCCCACCCCTGATTTCTCAAACGCTGATATGCAGCTGCGCGTTCCAGAGCAGTGAGAGGCTTGCCCTGGTTCCGGGTAACCATGAAGGCGATACGATCAGCTTCGTTCCCGACGAAGTCTTTGCACTCAAGCCGGATGATGTCAGCGCCTGCTTTCGTCGCTTCAATGGCGCCGTAATAGCGGTGGTGGCCGTCGATAACCTTCACGCCCTTCTCGGTAACCTGGACGTCCAGCGGAGGCACCGACTCGCCGGCGATAAACGCATCGCGGAACTCAGCGACGTGATCCTGGTCGATTTCGCGGATATTCAGTCCGGGCTCGACGTACAGCTCTGACAAAGGAACGGTGTAAGTTTTGTTAACCACCGTTCCGGTGCCGTTTTTGTCTTTGTGCTTGTAAAGCTGGTAAAGTGAACTCATAATTACTCCTGTGAATTGATCCAGTTAATTCGCGTAGAAAGCCGTTAGTGCTCGAACACTGCGGCTTTCGCCTTTTCTACCCTTCATTAGTCCCATCCCAACGGTCCTGGTCGGCACCGCTCTGCACGTAATCCGATATCTGCCAGCGTTTCTACCGACTGCAGGTAATGCCGGGAAACCACTACCGCTTCAGGCGGCACAACCTGCAGACCAAGCACGGACAACTCTTTTGCTATGTCAGCGAAATGCCCTTCCCCCTTTCTGCGACTGACTGTTGATTCACTGATACCCAATATCTCCGCGTAAGCCTTCTGCCCAATGGATGAAAGGCGGTTGAGTAAAACCCCTTCCAGCTCAATCGGGTTGAGGATCGGCGGTTCTAAGTTGCGGGCTATTGCGCTTTGCATTTGTGATATTTCCTGTTGTTAAGCCGCGGAACATCTCGGACGTGAAAAAACAAGGCTCTCTTTTGATACGGGTTGGTAATGGCTAAACCCTTTGGTTGCCTCTTCTATTGCCTCTGCCTTCTCAGGCGATGCCCGACGGTTTCCATAGGCGATTTGATCCAGATAACCAACGGTTGTGTTTGCCAGTTTTGCCAACTGAGCCCACTCGCCTGTGCTGGCATCTTTTCGCCAGCGTAAAAGTTCATTACTCATGGGACCTCCCCGTGACTTATTTAAAATGGAGTTTAGCGTTATGCTAAATACTAATCAAGAAAGATTTAGCAATTTGCATATTTATCATTCTGCTAAAAATGACAAAAATGAGCAGATGGAAAGTAAAGAGATTAGAAAAGCGAATCTGGAGAACTTGATCGAACAGCAGCGTGTAGATGCAGGCCTGAACAAGGCTCAATTTGCAGAGCTTATCGATACAAGCCCAGCAGCTCTGAGTCAGCTGATAGGTGATAAACCTCATAGAAACATCGGCGATAAAATGGCTCGTAAAATTGAATCTGCACTCAATCTGCCTTTCGGCTGGATGGATACGTTACATGCCAAAGAGAACCACACGAACGTAACATTCAGATCAGTAAATACCCCTCAGGGGAGCTACCCAGTGATCAGCTGGGTTAGTGCCGGACAGTGGATGGAAGCAGTAGAGCCTTATCACCGAAGAGCGATTGACCGCTGGTATGAAACAACCGTCGAATGCTCTGACGATTCTTTCTGGTTAGATGTCCACGGCGATTCTATGACATCTCCTGTCGGCCTTAGCATTCCTGAAGGTGCAGCTATCCTGGTTGATCCTGAAGTAGAGCCTATTAATGGGAAATTGGTTGTGGCCAAGTTGGAAGGCGATAATGAAGCCACTTTCAAAAAGTTAGTAATTGATGCTGGAAGGCGCTTCCTGAAGCCCTTAAACCCACAGTATCCGATGATTGAAATTAACGGAAACTGTAGGATTGTAGGGGTTGTAGTAGATGCTAAGATATTGAATATTCCATGATAATACCCCTTTAACAAACCCGCTCCGGCGGGTTTTTTTATGCCTAAAAACTCCCCAATACACTTCATCCAAAAATTAAACCCTAAGCAAATCAAAACGCTAAATACCACATAGCGATAATTTAGCATTTTGCTATTGCCATTTATTTAGCATCGCGCTAAATTTAAGCCATCCAAACAACACAGCGATGAGGTGAACGTGAAACTTTTAGCAAACATAGATGAGGGCGTAGCAATTGACCTTGAAAAGGTTGCGTGCCTTCTGCGTGAAAAAGACACAAAAAAAACATTGGTTATTTTGGTTTCTGGCAGTCGCTTTGTCATAGAGCAGCCTCTTACGGAGGTATTGAAGATGATTAGTGACTACGAAGTTATGAGCAAAGAGGAGAAGGGTCTCGGTTAAAGCCTCTCCCGAGAGGCGTTACCAAAGCCAGTTTACGAGCTGGTTTTGGTATCCAAACAACAACGTTGGCGCCGGTAATAGGTAACAACGCTCCGTTAGCCGCGATAAGGCAAAGGTGAAGAGATGATCCGCGAAGAAGATAAAACTGAGTGGTTTAAGTTTCTGGCACACGCATTCGCCATCGTCGTATGCGTACTGATAGCAAGTGCATTCTGCCTGATACCTGGTGGTTCAGCATGAGCAAACAAGGCATTCGTTCACTGATTTACTGCCTGCTGATCTGCGGCGTTATCTGGACAGCGTTGATTATCAAAATTCTGCACGTTACGGGGGTGTTCAATGGTTAGTCATCATTACGGGACACAGACCGTTAACCGCGGCGCCGTTCTCCCAGGGATGCTCGTTAAGCATCGGGAAAGCACCTGGACAGCATCAGCAAATAAACGCGGCCGCCTGTACCTGCATCGCGGGATTGAGCGGACTTACACAACCGACTTGCTGGTTGAAGTTTATCTGAACGGGTTGGGACAAGGTCTCAGCCGGTAATCGAAACGAAGAATTTAACTGAACTATCAGGCGGCTTTCATCGCGCCGGGAGGCACGCATGCTGAATAAAGAAAGACTTGATGAGTTATTAGATTATTCGCCTGATTCAGGGTTATTTACTTGGAAGGTTAACCGCCGGGGAAAGGCTAAGTCTGGATGTATCGCAGGAAGCAAAAATGGACAAGGTTACATTCTCATAAAAATTGACGGGAAGTTTTATTTTGCTCATCGCCTCGCGTGGCTAGTTACGCATGGAACATTCCCAGTCAACATGATAGACCACATTGATGGCAACAGAGAAAACAATAAAATCAATAACCTAAGAGAAGCCACCGCTGAACAAAATATGTGGAATAGCGCAGCCGGGAAAAATAACAAAACAGGAGTAAAGGGTGTTAGCTGGGATGGCAGAAGGAAAAGATTCCGGGCCAGCATATCCATAAAAGGGAAAAACAAAGAAATAGGGAGTTATTTGTCACTTAAAGATGCTGAGTCGGCAATAAAGGATTATCGGCTGAAACTCCATGGCAAATTTGCAAATAACGAAGTTATTAATAACAACCTTTTGGAGGGGAAACCATGAGCGAAATAATGGATTTAGTCGTCATCGAGAAAAGGAACGCGATGGCGGTTTTCACCAATAACGACCAACTCGATCCGCTTATCGAAGCGATCGAAAAAGAGGCTCGCAGTCTGGTGCCGGACGTGACCACCAAAAAAGGCCGCGACGCCATCGCATCCATGGCTCACAAGGTGGCGCGCTCTAAAACCTACATCGACAACGCAGGTAAAGACCTGGTCGCTGAGCTGAAGGCGCTGCCAAAGCAGATTGATGAAAGCCGCCGCGTTGTCCGTGAGCGTCTCGATGCACTGAAAGATGAAGTGCGTCGCCCGTTGACCGAATGGGAGGCGGAGCAGGAACGCATTAAGGCCGAAGAAGCCATGCTCGCCCTTCACGTCGAAGCACTGGCCATGAATGAAAACTTCGATCGGCGGCTGGCAGCTCGTATTGAGTCTGACCACGAAATGGCTCTGCTGATGAATGACGCTTTCGATCGTGAGCAGGCAGATAAAGCGGCTGAGGCTGAGCGCCAGCGCATTGCCCATGAAGAAGAAATTAAGCGACTGGCAGCAGCTGCAGCAGCCCGCGAAGTTGAGCAGCGCGCACAGCGTGAACGTGAAGAAGCGGCGCATCGTGAAGCTGTGTTGAAAGCACAAGCTGAGCAGGCAGAGCGAGATCGCATTGCAGCCGAGCAGAAAGCTGAGGCTGACAAGCAGGCCGCTATCGAAGCGGAGCGCCGCAAAGCTCAGGAAGAAGCCGATCGCATCCGCCGCGAGGCAGAGCAACGCGAACAGGCCCGCCTGGCTGAGGATAAACGCAAAGCCGATGAGCAGGCGCGACGCGAAGCCGACGTTAAGCACCGCAAGGCTGTAGGCACTGAAATCGTCAAAGCTCTTCTGGCCAATACCAGCCTTACTCGGGATCAGGCTATCGAGGTGCTCACCGCGGTTAAAGACGGCCGCATTCCTCATACCGGTATCAGTTACTGAGGTGCTTATGAACATCAAATGTGAATGCACAGACATGCGCACATCTGTAGGCCCACATAACACGTTAACCGTCGAGCTGGAAGACGTGGTGCTGTCGGGAACAGTTAACAGTCGTGAAGTCCTCATGCAACTGGATTGGGACGTGGTGATCGAATGTCTGGCGGAACATGGCTACGTCATTACTCATCGGGAGAAAGCAGCATGAGCGCGGCGGAAAAATGGGATGACGACGAATTCATTCAGCTGATGAGCGATGCGATCGGCGAACGTGATTTCGACGATGACGAACCAGTAAACCTTTCTGCGGAACGGCAGAACCCGGTGATCAGCTGGGATGAATTCGCGGGGAATTTTCAATGACGGATAAAAAAGTATACGCCGCTATCAGCGCTGTGGCCGGAGAGCTGGCAGAGAAAGGCATCAGCAAGGCCAGAAAACAGGGCAGCCAGGTCAACTACGCATTCCGTGGGATCGATGACGTTTACAACGCTCTGGCCCCTGCCCTGGTGAAGCACAAGTTACTGATCCTCCCGCGGTGTACTGAGCGGTCATGCTGTGAACGAACCAGCAAAAATGGTGGCGCGTTGTTTTATGTAACCGTCCGGGCTGAGTTCGATTTTGTCAGCACGGAGGACGGCAGCATTCATACCGTCGTCACCTACGGCGAGGCGATGGATAGCGGCGATAAAGCAACGAACAAGGCCATGTCGATTGCGTACAAATATGCAGCCTTTCAGGCGTTCTGCATCCCTACAGAAGAGACGGCTGTGGACCCTGACTATGAGGCTCACCAGGTAAGGCCAGCAGACGCAGATCAGATTCTCGCTGATTTCACTGCTTACGCAGGCTCAGAGAACGATCCGAAGGCCCTCCAGGATAACTACGGAAAAGCATGGAACAGCCTTCATGGCTTCCCTGGGCATCAGGCGAAGTGCAGGGTCGTTACCGGCATCCGCCTGAGAGAGCTGAAACAAGCCGCAAGTGGTGGCAGCCATGAAAGTAACAGCTGAGTCAATCCTGTCCATCCTGCGCAAGGACGCGCGGAACAACATTACGGTATTTCATCGCTGGCAGACCGCAGCAGGTGCCCTCGGGCACAACGCAGGGATAACCCTGAATTTTCATGAACCTTATTACGCCGGGTGGGCGCCAGCACTTGAGATGAAAGAAGTGTTCATCTCGGCGCCGGAACTGGAAATGGTTAAGCCATTTCTGACCGTCGAGCGCTGGGGAAACGGGACGCTTGGCGGAGAAATATACCGGTTACCACGGGAGGCACAATGAATAAGCAGAGCATCACACCAGAGCAATTCCGCGCCGTCGCCGGAACCATGCCTGCCTGTCGCGCAGCGGATGCGCTGGGGATTAGCCAGGCAAACTTCTACCGCCTGGCACAGAGCTATTCCATCAGCACAGCGTTTGTCTACAAGCCATGGAAGCCAGAAGAGAAGCAGGTAGCAGCTGAACTGCGCGCTGCCGGCGAGTCGCATAAAAGCATCGCCATGAAGATGGGCCGCAGCGTTGCGTCGGTATCCAGGACTTTAAGCCGCATGAGAAAGGCAGACGCGAAAAGAGGTGCGCAATGACTGATTTCGGAGGATCGAAAACACCAAAAAATGAACGCGACTACTGGCAAACGCCGATTGAAATTTTCAATGCGCTCGATCGCGAATTTGGCTTCTGGCTGGACGCTGCAGCCTCTGAGAGTAATGCGCTTTGCGCTCATTACCTCACTGAGCTGGATAACTCGCTGAACAGCGACTGGACGTCATACGGCGCGATCTGGTGTAACCCGCCCTATTCCGATATCGGACCGTGGGTGGAAAAGGCTGCCGAACAATCCAGAGCGCAGTCTCAGGCTGTAGTGATGCTGTTGCCGGCTGACATCTCTACCGGCTGGTTTATCTCGGCTATGCAGTCAGCTGATGAACTGAGGCTGATAACCGGTGGTCGCGTCCAGTTTGTTCCGGCATCCGTTACAGGCAAGCGCCGGAGTAACCCAAAAGGCTCGCTGCTGTTTATCTGGCGACCGTTCATCAGTCCGCGACACATCATCACATCCGTATCGCTGGCTGAGTTAAAGCGGATTGGCACTCTGGAGGCAGCATGACGCCAGAAGAAAAAGAAAATGCTCTCCGCGCCCAGGCTCGTCGCTGCGCAGAAGAGCTAACCAAAGCGATGAGCGTAAAGCCTAAACCGAAGTGGAACGCTGTATGCCCCCCCATCCTTCGCAAGCACTACGAGAAGGTCCGGCCTATGGGTGTCAGCCTGGTGAAATTTGTCAGTGTTATTGGGCGGCTCAGCGGCCGCTATGGAGTGGAATCATGAGCAAGTCATTAAACGCGCGTTGCATTCGTCGCTGGGAAGTGGAATTCAAACCTTTCTGCGATTCAAAAGTTAATCCCTACTGGCGCAAGCGTGACTTACGCGGATATATCCGCGAGGCGGCGCTTACCACCGCCTACAGCATGGTCGAAAGCATGGCTGAACGTAACGCCAAGGTTGACTATGACGGTGAGCCGAACGGCTGGACGCCAGAATTTTCGGCCTGGTATCGGGAGCGCCATGAGCAGTACCTGAAAGAAGCACGCGACTACCTGGACGAAGAAGCTACCAACGACGAAATCGACGAAGAGATCGAGAACGAAATGGAGGCCTGGAATGACTGAGCGCGGAATGATTTTCAACTCTGAAATGGTACGAGCCATTCTTGACGGCCGGAAGACGCAGACCCGGCGCCCAGTGAAATTCCCTGTGTATGATAAAAACCTTGGGTGCGAGCTGGCTGGCAATGAACTGGCCGGGGAGCTGTCGGCAGGGAACTATCTGAACAGCGCATTTTGCAAGCCAGGCGACCGCATCTGGGTGCGCGAGACGTGGGGAGTCGTCAGCCACGAACTTGATGAGGATGGTCGAATCCAACCATGGACGCCAGACCGACCGGCTAAAGCCATTAACGAAATGCCGTTTGGCAATGGCTATTACTCTGGCCACGCCATTTATGCAGCTGATGGTGATTTTACCTGGGGTGATGACGATGGTTATGAAGATGGTCGTTCGTGCTGGAAGCCTTCCATTCATATGCCGAGAGCAGCCAGCCGCATTCTGCTGGAAATCACCGACGTGCGCGTTGAGCGGTTGAACGCTATCAGCGAAGAGGACGCACAACGCGAGGGAGTTCATACCGAGGTTTGGGACCAGACAGTAGTTGCAAGAAATTACGTGGCAAGTGATGAGTTTTTCCAGTTTTGGTCCGATGACATGCCCCACTACGTAGAAATGAATCAACTATATCGGTCCTCATTCAGAAGCCTGTGGGACTCCATCTACGGCGAGGAAAGCTGGAAGGCCAACGGTTGGGTTTGGGTTATCGAGTTCAAGCGCGTTGAAGGCGGTGCAGCATGAACAGAGCCTCTCCCGTTGATTTAAGGAAATGCCTTGAGGCCGCACATGGCCTTGCTCATATCGGCATCCGGTTTGTGCCGATCCCGGTAGCGACAGAGGAAGAGTTCCAGGCACTGTCTGCCGAGCTTTCACGAAAGCTTGAGCAGATGGCGGTTGAAGCGGAAAAAAGCGAAGGCGGTGCAGCATGAACTTCTTTGAAATCGACTCCAGATTTTTGATCGATACAGCATTTCACCGTCTGGAAATCATTCGTGATGATGGCTTGTATCGCCACCTGCGTATGCAGCAGCCTGGAACATCCTGCTACTACTACGACGTTATCACCTGGCCTGGTTACTTAACCGTAACCGGCGACATGGGAACGTGGACATTCAGTCGCATCGCGGACATGTTCGACTTTTTTGGCGCCTGGGAAGGTGGAATCAATACCCATTACTGGGCTGAAAAACTGGAGGCTGGCGCGGGATGTTCGGCACGCGAAATGCTGGCGAAAGAGTATGACCACGACGCGTTCTGCAAAAGCCTGAAAGAGTCTATGAGTGATTACCTGGAGGACGACGAAAGCGAGGAGCCAGAAGAAGATGACGACTGGGACGACGATGACGAAACTCCGGATAGCGAAAAGGCTAAGGTGCGCGAAATCGTCCGTGAGTTGTGTCTGGCTGAGTTTAACAACGATTTTGAAGCCTATAACGCTGTTTATGATGCCGACTGGCCCGAAAGGTTTAGCGCCTGGGATATCTGCGACGGGCTGACCTTTAAGACGTATACCAGCCATTTCCGGTGGATTTTATTCGCTATCACCTGGGCAATCAGCAAATACCACAATGCGAAGATTGTTGATAAAGCGATGGCTACGTTTCTGGCCGTGAAAGGAGTCGAAGCATGAGCGCAGAACTCATCGATCAGGCCAACGAGCTGGCAGAGCGCCGGCTGGAAATGACCATCCAGAACATGCGCATCAACCATGCGGCGGTATCGGCTACTCACTGCCGCGACTGCGGGGAAGAGATACCAGAACCGCGCTGGGAAGCTGTGGCGGGCTGTCAGCGCTGCGCTGACTGTCAGGAAGATGAGGAATTACGCGGTAAACACCGGAGGCCGTGATGTTCAAACTAATTCAGAGAGGTCAGCTCTTTGCCGATTGCCACGGATGGCCGGTAATTATCGCCAGCAGCGACGAAAAGACGGTTCGCTACTGGCGCCAGGGGCGGATCAACACCGCAAGCATAGACCGCTTTAACAATGACTTCGAGCCGCTCTCTCACGAAGAGTCCCAGCAGATAAAGGCAGAGCTGGAGCAGAGCGAACACATTAAGAAACTGCGCGCCCAGCAGGCGGCGTAACCGGGAGGAAATATGGCGTCTGACAAACCGATAACAGCACAGCAGGCCGCCGATTTGCTCATCGTGTCGGCGCGGGTGATCTATCGTCTCATTGAATCTGGTGAGCTCGCCGGCCGCAAGGTCGGCAACAAGTACAGAACGACCGAGGCGGCTTGTATTGCATATTTGAAAACCCCGCGCGATCCTGTCATCGCGAACGCGGGTGAACATAAAGGAGAAGTTTTATGTCAATCACCCTCAGGGGCGGCGTGTGGCACTGTCATTTCTTTACGCCGTCAGGAAAAAGAGTTAGGCGATCTCTTGGCACGGGGGACAAAAAGCAGGCTCAGGAGCTCCACGACAAGCTGAAGGCGGAAGCGTGGCGGGTTGACCAGATCGGAGACCTTCCCGTCAGAACCTTCGAAGAATGCTGCATCAGGTGGCTGCGGGAAAAAGACCATAAGCGATCGCTGGATGATGACAAAACCAAAATTGAGTTTTGGCTGCAGCATTTTTCCGGCCGTGATGTCTCGAAGATAACGGCGGAGGAAGTTCACGAAGCCGTTAACGGGATGATCAACCGTAAGCACCTGCAGGTATGGGAGAGTAAACGCGATGCCGCGGTGAGGAAGGGTAAGCCGGTTCCTGAGTACAAACCACGGCAGGTTTCTCAGGCGACGAAGGCGCAGCACCTTTCCTTCATTCGGTCCCTTCTCAGGGCCGCCGCGAATGACTGGGGCTGGATAAAAACAGCCCCTGTTATCAAAACCCGCAAGCCTATCAGTAAGCGGATACGGTGGCTGACCAGAGAAGAAGCTGAGCGGTTGATCGAGTGCATGCCGGAGAGCATTAAGCCAGTGGTGATATTTGCACTGGCAACCGGCCTGCGCCGCTCAAACATCATCGGGCTTGAGTGGCAGCAGGTCGATATGCAGAGAAAGGTTGCATGGGTAAATCCGGAGAACGCAAAAGCGGGCAAGGCGATTGGCGTAGCTCTGAATGATACCGCATGCAGGGTATTAAGGGATCAGATAGGGAAGCACTCCCGGTGGGTATTCGTTCATACCACGGCAAAACATCGCTCTGACGGAACGCTGACGCCCGCGGTGAGAAAAATGCGGGTGGATGACAATAACGCCTGGCGCGCCGGGCTGAAAAAAGCGGGGATAGAGGATTTCCGTTTTCACGACCTCCGGCACACCTGGGCGAGCTGGCTGATTCAGTCCGGCGTCCCGCTTTCTGTTTTGCAGGAAATGGGCGGATGGGAGAGCATCGAGATGGTGCGTCGGTATGCTCACCTGGCGCCGAACCATTTGACCGAACACGCACGGAAAATTGACGCCATTTTTGGCGCTAGCGACACAAATACGACACAAGGAGGAAATCAGGCTGGTTTAAAACTGGCGTAAGTTACTGTTTCTTAATGGTACGCCCTACAGGGTTCGAACCTGTGACCTACGGCTTAGAAG